CCCAAGCGGTACATTGAGGATATACAGGTGAGTCTAATCCGGCTGCTACATCGTTAGAAACATCGTATAAATTAACTGAACAAAAAGCAGGATTTCCTCTTTTTAAAACATAAGAAACCGGAGGCCATTCTCTAGGAATATCTTCTTTTTTAACTCTTAAAGCAGAAACAGGATCAATATATTGGCACCATCCAACACATTCTGCACAAAAGGCAGTTGTTCTATAACTACTAAAAGGAATAGAATTAATAGGATCGTAATATGATGTATAATTTTTTTGTTCGGTAAAAAATGATCTACCGCATGTCCATTTTAAAGCCGCAGTTGAAGGCGTAATAAACCCTTCAGGATCAAATGGTAAATCAGCTAATCCATCAGAATATTGTACTGCGTATGTACTATCACCGCAATATTGAGCTAAATATATATTTCCGTCAGTATTTTGCACAATCTGCATAGGAACTTTAACCAACATAGGAATATCGCATTCTGGATGGAATGTGTATTCACAAATATATAAATCGGGCTGAGTTATCCAATACGATCCATAAGTTGATTTATTAGCTTGACTGTTTCCCGGTTGATTGTATAAATGAGGTCCATTATCACAACCCGCTTCGTTTGAACAATCGCATCTGGTTGTTTTTAAATACCATTCCGTTTTACAAATTTCGCTATCGCATCCGTAGTTAGCGAATGTGCCACCTATAATAAATTCATCGCCATTACAGTTAATTGTTTCATTTTCTTCAATTACCCTTGAATTAAGAGGACGACAGCCAGACATTGGCAATTCTAAAATTCTAGCACCAAAAGAATCTTCTATGTATTCTGTTCTCTGTCTGGACCAATTTTTTAAATATCCTATAGGACTATTGAAAAGATTATGATTTTCACTATTAATTAGAGGTTCTTTATAAGACCAATTTTCAGGAGTTTCTACCGCATTTACAGCACCTGATACTGATGGTTCAAAATTAGTTGAATCCCAAAATGTACTATCGTCTAACCAAATATCATAAGGAGTTAAAGTCTCCGAATAAACAGGCCAATAAGGAGAATCCGATGGATTATCTTTAAATGATAAATTATTTATATCCTCAGCTAAATTAGACGTTTTATATTCTGCACCAAATTTATTTGTATTAATTCCAGTAGATTGAATTATAGTTGTTCCACTGGTTATTGTTATATTAACTACAGAATCTTGACAATTAAATTCTATTTTATTAATATAGTCAGGTATACCGCTACCAAAAGTAACCAAGTTTACATTTGTAAGTTTACCCGGTATATTAGTAAACCAAGGGGTAAATTTACGTTCTTCATTCGGATTACCGAATCCGTTATCATTTTGTCTAAACGTTATATAATCAAGAGATTTAGGTAGTCCGTACATTCTATGACGACCAAAAGGCGGTAATTGAGTTTTTTCTGTATTTAAAGATGTAACCGGCTGCGTTACAAATCTCAAAGGGTTTTCATATCTATCTTGCGGATAAAAACTACTGTCAGCTAATGATCTTTGAGTTTTTGTAGGCCACATACTAGAATATTTATGAGGACCAACAAAAATATCAGCTTTGCTTACAGTTACATCTGTTAAAGGATTAGCACCTCCAAAAGACGATGTATAAGTTAACGAAGCATTATAATTTTTTACCGATCTAGCTTGATCAAAAAGTTCGTTGCTTATATTAATGATTTTAGAGGCGGGTACGTTACCAGCTTCAGTACTACCTAAACAAAAAGCGAAAATATTACACGAAGGATAATCGTCATACGCTAAAGTTTTAACATTATTAATAGCGTCAACAAAATTTCTTACAGTTTTTCCGCTACATGCAAATCTTAAAAATACTGGACCGCCGCAGTCTTCGTTATTTATTATAGTTAATCCGCTACCTACAGTTGCGGGATCAACAACTCCTAGTTGATTTTTATCTAAGAAAGGATCACTTCCTAAATAAAACGACATAGCTCTTTTAAAAGTAAATATAATATCTATAGTATCAGTATTTAACCAAGTTCCTCTCGTAATTATTGATCCATTAGGAGCATATTGATAACCAGCGAAAAGTTCTGGGCTTCCTGCAAAACCATCATAAATATAACCCGTCTCTAAAACTAATGAAGCGTGATTTCTATTTTCAATGTCGGGATAATATGATCCAAATGGACCCCAAGGTATGTCTTTATGGAATTGAGCTAAAAACAACTCTACAGTACAATTTTCCGGTACATCATATGTGCATCCACCATTAACATCGCAGTCGGGCGTAATATACGGTTGCTGAGCGTTAAGAGGATCGTTTTTAAAACGTCCCGTTCTATCGAATAGAAAATAAAAAGGACTTGTGGCGTAACATTGACCATTAATAAGTATAGTTGTTTCAAGATTACTAAATATATTTTCTGTAGAATCAAATAAATATGTATTATAATCATTCGATAAATTTTGTAATTTTCCTAAAACGGCACCTTTTTGCGGACAACATTGTAAATCCGATTGATATAGTCTTATATCTCCATCGGAATCTTGCTCATAAGCACAAAAATTATCAAAATCAGAAAAAGAAGAGCCAGAACCTCTTATATTATAACTATCTCCAAACACATAATTAGAATTATACCAATACTCCGGCTGATTTCCGTATCCTAATCTATATTCACCGTATTGACCACTTACTGATTCTCGTATAGAATTAAAAGTATTGTTAGAAATTATTTTATATTTGTCTATAAAAATACCAGAATGAGATACTCCGCAAAGACCGCCGCCGAAATAAATTTCAAAATATTTATTTACGTCTCCGTTGGTCAAATTTTCGTTATAATTAACCTCAACTCCAAATAAATCTAAATCATTTTCTAATGATGTTTGTATATTTGACGCTAAAGTAGTGGGATTAAGATCAAAATCTATAGGATCGGTTGAAACACCATTATAAGAAAGAGTAAACGAAGAATTACTAGCGGCAAAATTTTTGAAAGAAAAGCTGTTTATGTTCTGTATACCGCTATTTAATATATAAATAGGTATTCCCGGCCCTATTTGATTAGTAGCCTCCCAATTGGATAAACTGTCAATAAAAAATGATAAATTTTGTAAAGTTCCGTTAATACCGGTGGAATATACAGGCCCAGCACCATTGTTTTCGGTTAAAATAACACTATTGCTATTGATTTCAACCTTACCCATATTGGGACCGGTATAAGATATAGTAAAAGCGTTATTTTTTGGACCTTCCTCCATTGTGTCATAATCTTTAAAATAAAGACGCTGACATTCACAAACAAATAGTCTGTCGTCTTGACATAAAGATTTATGCGAAATAAAATATCTATTAATGTATTGACACTGATCTACTTCGTCACAAGTTGTTCTAAAGTTTAAATCTACGCCGCAAGGTATAGCAGCCCAATAAATATCTTGTACTGTATTGCCGCAACAGCTTAAAGCGAGTTTATCGTTACATAATAATAATTTATCAGTTCTAGTTCTTAAATAATCCGCCATAAATCCTCATATGATTATACCCTAAACGATAAACCAGTTATAGCCGTCACAAATTAATCTTAAAGATTGATAATTTGAGTTTAACGTATAATTTAAATTACCGTCAATTTTTTGACCCGAGTATCCAGAAACAATAATATTATTAATCGAAGCCATCCCTAAATGATCTTTTATTATTAATTCTCTTCCTGAATTAAGTATAGCGTTTCTTAGAACTACATATTGATTGGAAGCAACGCCGCTTGTTCTTTGAAGTATTGCGTAATCGTCAATAGAAACGTTATATATATTTCCCGTTGGCTTGATTAAATTAACAAAAACGCCTTTAGATACTATGTTACCGTTATAATCTATTTCCGCCAATCCGCTGCCGTTATAAGACAACCAACGCTGTATAGCTAGTTTTTCACCAGTAGTTCCTGTAAAAACATTTTTAGCATAAACATTTAAAGGTGCATCATCAGTAGCACGGGATAGATAAATATGATTTGGAAAACTTGATCTAATTCCGCTGGTTAAACTATAAGATTGAGCCTGAATACCACTAACTACTAGACTAAAATGATTATTTACAGGATAAGCTAGCCCATAATTGGTTTCATGAGCAAAGCAAAGACCGGGATTAGATAAACTTCCGGAGGGTATTCTTATTCCAGAAACAAACTGTTTTAAACCATCAATAATTTGAGTAGATGTAAGATCAACCCAAACTTTCCCGGTAGCACTTGTACCTCCCTGAGAAATACTTAAAGGTGTTGTCAAACCGCTAATTGCAGTTATAGTATTATTAACGCCGCTATTAAAAGTAAACGAAACATCATTACTTATAGATAAACTAATAGTGCCTGTTGGATTGTGTACATCGTAATCAATAGATATACCGGTGGATGCTTGTAATAAATATCTACCAAATCCACTTTCATGATGACGAGCTACTAATATTTGACCCGTTTTGTATCCATTTATTCCGCTACCACCAAAGCCTGTTCCTCCATAATAATGACTTAATGGATTTTCAAATAAATAATCTAAATATAAAGCATCAGTTCCTAAACCCGGATCACCTAAACCTCCATCAGCTACAGTAGAGCATTCTACCGTGTCTTCTTTTTCTTTAGCCATCATAGCTAATTTAGGACGCGATCCATCAAAATAAGTAAATAAGAAACACGGAGAACCTGTAGATAATGGAAAAACCTTATAGTCTGTTGGTCTAGGAGGAAATTCTGGCTTTATTCCTGTAACTATTAAACCAGTGCTGGAACCTTCAGTTAAAGCAACATCGTATGTAAACTTTGTTCCAAAATCAGACTCGGTTGGATCACCGTTATTTTCTATTGTAGTTTTTACTACTTTAGCAGCAAAAACATTAGCATTAGAAGTCCATACTTTGCGTATATTATCCCATCTTAAATCTAACGGTCCTGCTAAAAATGTTTGTTCTTTTACTTTAGAACCATATATAGACGGATCATCATTAACACCGCTACCTGTTCTAAATTTATTAGTTGGTATTCCAGTAGATAATACCCCGCTTATACTCCAAGAAACCGATTCGTTCGGAGCGGGAAAACCAAAAACATCATATCCCCATCCAACATGAGTAAAAGGTGTTTTAAAACCTAAACTTCGTACATTAAAGCGGTCTTTATTAAAAACTTCTGGATCATTTAGATTATTAGGGATAGTATCGCCTATACTATGTCCCTCGTAAACAGTATTTGATCCAAAAGGTATTAAACTATTAACGTCTACAATACCAGAAATAGCCGGATCAACATAATGAGGTACGTTTAATTTATCTTTAGCGGTAGTAAATATTTTAAACCAGCCGCCATAATCAATAGTATAAAGACCGGCATAATTTTTTGATGCTCGATATCTAAAACCATTATAATTTACATTTTTTATATCAGACATTATCTTTCATATCCTTCTGATAGTAGTTTATCTTTTTCCGGCTGTCTACCAGAATTAGGCCAAATAGGATTATCAGAATTAGACTGATTTTGTTTTATCCAATAATAACCGTCTTTTTCTTGTTTAGATTTAATTATTTCTTTAGCTTTTTTATCAATATCTATTATATCTTGTTTAACTTTATTTAGTTCTACTGAATATTTTATTATTTTATCATTTAATATACGGCTGAGTCTATAAGGAGGTAAAGCAAAGGTTTGTAGAGAATAAGACGTGGTTAATCCATCAACACCAACATTCATATTAACGCTTGTTATATTAGAGTTTACCCCTAGTTTATCGCCAATATTAAGTATAGGTGTTCCCGACAAAACAAGATTACCAAAATCCATGATATTTGTTAAAGTCAATGCGTTAGCCGCTATTTGATTTCCAGCTTGATTCATAACTGAAAAACTATTAAAAGTTTCTGGAGATATTGATTCATCTCTTATAATAGAGACACCTCCAATTCTATTAGATTGTTTTATATAAGGACCGTAGCGTTTAAAGTTATCAATTATAGGAATCTTAAAGAAATTAAAAGATGTTACTCGTTTTGGTGCTAAACCCAATTCTGGATAAAAATCAGCAAAATTAACTAAAGGAGTAATATTTTCTTGTGCGGTTAAAGCGTTTGGACCTTCAGGATTCCACGAAGTATTATCAAGCAATTCTCCTTTTCTGAAACCTTGAAATATCGCCTTTTCGGTAAAACCCATAGCTCTTAAAAATTCGACAAACGCAGACGGATAGTTTTCATCAATAAAATTTTTATACATTATAGGTGTTTTTAACTGTACGATAGCTCTTGTAGTATTATTTTTATCTTGCTCTACTTCACATGCAATGTATAAATCTTTATTATCTAGTATATAATCAGATGTTGGTATTAATCCTAAATCTACTTTAGCGGTATCGCTAGTTTTATTAGTTGAATCATAATAAATAACATTACCATTAGCGTCTACAATATTATATATTAATTTAGAAAAATTGCCTTGATTGTCGCGAACATTTGATAAAACAACGTGTGCTTTTACTCTACCTAAATTATCCATAAAAGCTGAATTAGCAGCTTTAAAAATAGCAAAAGATATACCATCAGAATAAACCGAGTCTATAACTTCATATCCATATCTAGTATCTAAAGTAGAAGCATCTTGGCTTGTATTAACAACTTTACCGGCGTAAAAGGGTAACTCTACTAAAAAAGTTTTACCGTAATGTAATTCAGCAGCTTCCTTTGTAAGTTGATAAACAGATTCTAGTAAAGCGACCTGTTCTGCGGTTCTTTGTAAATTATTTGAATCCAGAGAATAAAAGTCAAATTTATTACCATAAGTTGAATAAGCATTAATAATTTCAGGATCAGTAAAATTATGTATAATCCAAGATTGAATACCTAATGCTTCAGCGACATTAGGCATTTCTTTATATAACACAGCTTCCCAAGCATTTTTACTAGTTAAAGCAGCTCTAAGAACATTTTCGGTTGGACGATAGCCTTTGATATTACTGGTTATATCGCCAATAAAATTGGTAGGAGGATAGGTTTCTCCTAATCGATATTTTTGTCTACCGTCAAATTGTAGTTCTGGTAAATTATTTGTTATTCTAGCATCATCAGAAACAATACTATCTAATAAAACAAAACCAAATTCTGCTTTATCGTTTGGATGAATGTAATTATTTAAAGACGTATAATTATTACCGGCAGCACAAACTATTAAACCGTCACCGGTCTTTCCCCAAGATTGTACGCCCTGAGTAGCGACATATAATTGAGATTGATAATCGCCTTCTACAACCACAGAACTAGCACCGCGACGTAATTCTTGACCGCGTTGATATGATATTAGTGTACCCGCATTTTTTTGTGCGGCAATAAAATTATCAATTTGAACGCCTTCGGTAGACTCTTGCGTTTTTCTAGATACGCTTTTTATATTAATTATATTAAAAAGATTAGACGGGTTATATGATTCGTCAATATCTACATAAAAATCAACACCTATTTTATTCGCCACTTCATTCAACACCTCTTCTAAAGAAGCGATATTTTGATTTATTCTTAAATAATCTGGTGCTTCAAATCCTGAATCAAAATTAAATTTAAATATTTTACCAAATAAATTAAATTCTTGATTTAAATTTATTACATTTTTAATCTTGTTCCATGACATGCCATTACGATTGTAATCAGCGTCACCGTCATTACCATAATAATCATAAACATTTACTAGATTATATATACCGGAACCTAAAGCTAAATTAGTAGCATTAGGTATATTTGGACCAGTACCATCTAGTATAAGTTGTATATCTGAAAATAGTATTCTAGGATCAGAAATTTTAGTATTATAAGTAAATCCATTTTGACTATTGTTATACGTCCAAGATTCTATAATGCCATAAAATTTTACTGCACCAACGTTAACCCCGCTAATATTACCGGGTACAATATTTGAGGAATCAAACAGTTGACCGCGTTCGGTATCTATTACATATTCTAAATCAAGCGTAGAAGCCTGACTGTTAAATCCTAGCTGCAATCCTAATCTTTTAAGATATCCGCCGCCAAAAAAAATTGGTTCCGTAATATTTTGCATTATGTTCTATATATCCATGTTATTGTTCTGTTATAAGCCCCGGTATCAACTGAATAGCTAACATTATTATTATTAATGTAGTATGGAGTATACGCTGGTTTGTATAGTTCAACTAAAGTATTAAAATACGTCTCTCCGTCATTTTCGTTAGCATCTACATCTAAAACTAATTGAACATTGAGAGTTTTTGTTTCTTCGTTTTTGGTTCCAATATCTTGAATTATTGGGCCTGTTTCTAAACCCGGTATTATTTGTACTGCTGTAATTCTTCTTGGTTTGGCAATATCAATAGTAATTTGTCGCGAAATAATCTTGTCATCATCAATATTATTGTTAATACTAAATTGATAATTATAATTGACTGTTCCGTTGTTTTTATTAAAGGATTCTGTTCTACTGATAATTCTATCAGAAACACTTATACCTAAAACTGATTCTATTCTATTTTTTAATTGAGTTTTAATTGAATCGTATCTGTTTTTAGCATTATTATATTTTGTGGTACTAACACCGTCATTGCTAAAGCCTATTATATTACCAACTATATTAGCAGTACTATTTTTAATATTTCTTTTATCCGCAGTAGTTATTCCTCCGTCAGTTATAGATACTTCGTAAGTATCAAAATAAGCACCACCTACAGGATTATCATCGTCGGTATAATTATACGCAGCACTATAAGAAATCTGTAAAGACGATTTATTATATCCTATAGCTAACGATAAAGGAACCGTATTTACCGTTATTCCTGCATAGGTTGAAATAAGACTGTTTAAATTATTTTTAATACTATTCCAATAATTTATAACATTTGTATAGGCGTCATTAATTGAACCATCAATAGTAAATCCGGTTATTGTGCCTTGTATAGACACATTTGAAAAACTTCCGGAGTTTTTATTGTCTGTTATAGAATAAATATGGCTATAATTTTGAGTAGGATAATTTGTATAAGTTATATTATAACTAAATATACCATTTATTCTATTTTTAGATATATTTTTTGTTATATATAAATGATCTGAGTTAAGGCCAAGTATAGAAGGTATTGTAGGTTCAAAAATATTAAAAGCGTTTTCTGCAGCCACTATTCTAGCGTCTTGATCTATTGTAGTATCAAATCCTTGTATACTACCATTAATAGTATAAGTGACTTGTATATTTTGTCCGGTATCTAAATCATCATTTTGTGATCTAGCGTATTGAATAGAAATATCATAGTTATTAACGCTAGCATCATTACTTTCATTATATAAATAAACCGTTGTTATTGAATAAGAACCAGATAATTTATCTATTGTTTCTGTTCTTCGTTTATTATATTGTTGTAAAGTAGCGTCAACGATATATGACGTAAAGCCGCTATCTAATTTAGACACAACCCATTCTTTTGCGTTTTCCCAAGGTTCTTTAGAATTGGAAAAAGATGATGGATTGTCATATGAGGCGGTACCAACCGCAGAAATAGTTCTCGTTACGGTAAAAGCACCGGAACCGTCTTCAGATTCAACAATTTGTATATTATCACTAGCTTGTGTAATATACTTATTATCAAAATCTCCAAAGCTATCTTCGGAACCTGTATTTTGTTTATTAACTTCGGTAGTATCTAAAGTGATGGTATAATCGCAACGATCAACCCACGGACCTTCAACAAAATTAAAATTAGCGGTTTTAACATAAGCTAAAACTGCTGGTGTTCCATCGCTAGGACCGTATTCTAAAAGTTTACCGGGTTGAGAAAATACCTCTCTCAAAGCCTCTTGTTTGCTTAATATTGACCCAAATCTACCATTATCGGTAGTTATATTTTCATTATTTGGATAACCGGATGTAGTATGCCAAGTTCCGCTACTTGTAGGCGAGCCTTTATCTGGTAATAACGTGCCTTTTAGTACAACTTGAAAATTAGAAGAAAGAGGCCGACCATCAGCACTATTAACTATATTTTTTGTTAATGTAACAAAAGGTGCAGGTATAATTTTTTTACTGTCAATAATAAGCATTAATATCCTCTAATAAATAGATTAATTCCACTGGTATTATACACATAGGCTTTAATATACATATCAAAACTACTCTCAACAGCACCACTGACGCCCTTTATAAAAGCGTTAACATAATCGTATTCTCCACCGGCACCTTTAACGAATAAATTAAACGATCCGTTACTTGATGGCGTTAGACCATTAATATAAAAATTAACTTTACCACTATTTTCTATAATTGTATTTGAAGTAGCTCCGGTCGGTTCTATTCCTGTACCAATTATATTTAATGGTAAATAACCGTATAACCCACTGCCTCCAATTAAAGGAAATTCGGTATTTGTGAAAAAACCTTTGACAAAACAATTAACAGAAGAATTATCTCCAAAACCATTAATAAAACAGTTTATATTATTATTTTGACTTGGATAATATCCACTTAAATAACAAGGAATGTATGCTATTCCGGTTGGATCAATTTTACCGCTAACATAAAAATGTATATAATCGCTATTTGTGTAGTAATCTGAAGAAGATAAAAAAAGATTTACGCCGTTAAAATAATAACCAGCAGTAGAAGCACCTTCTAAAAACGATAAGATGTTGGAATTTTTATTTGTAGGAATACTAGACATTATTCAGTTCCCGGAACCGGTATAGATTCTGTATTGGGTCTTGTACCTGTAGCTTTTTCAATTGCTGTAGCGATAGCATCTGCGATATTATTATTATTATTTCTGATCAATTCTTTAAAAATAGACCCGTTGATTATATTTAAATCAACTTGAATTGGAGATACTTTAATTTCAGTAACTATACCGCCATTACCGCCGGTAAATCCTTTAACAAAATTAGATAGTTGTTCGGCGGCTACTTTTACGCTTTCTAAAGCGGTAGAACCGTCTTTACTAAAATTTAAAATAGACGTTAACATAGCGGTACTGTTTTCTATTGCTAATTTAGCGTCTTTTCCTTGCTGCTCCGACTCTTTTAATTGAAGAGTAACTAATTTAAGCTGTTTGTCTCTTAATTCTTTTTCTTGCTCGTTACGATTTAATATTTCTTTACGCTGTGCTTCTAAGGCTTGCTTAAATGTGCTAAAAAATTGATCCGCATTTCCGCCGGTAAAAGCTGCTGCTTGTCTAGATAAATCTCTAGCTCCGCGATTTAAAAACGCATCTTCTACTGTTCGTCTAGCTCCTTCAAAAGGACTACCTTTAATATCAGGTATTCTTTGCAGAGTTTCAAGCAGCTTTTGTTCTTGTTCTGGATTAAAGCGATTTAAAACTTGTCTAAATCTTTCTTGACCTCCGGCGTTACGATTAATATTACCAAAGGATGATCTACCACCACCTAAAGCTGATCCTAGTTGTTGTAGTAAATCTAAATTAAGACTATCCTTACCTCCGCTTTGATTGCTAGCGGATAGGTTTTCTCTACCAAAATTGATTAATTCACTTCTTTGCTGCTGATAAGATTGTATAAGTAGACCAGTGCCCTGAGTTAACAAATCTAATTGCGTATTATACGCTTGCAACGCTTGATTAATTTCATTATATGTTAATGCGTTATCACGAATGGCACTATTAATTTTTTCTTGATCTAATAAACTTGTATTTTGGACTGAGAGATTTGAACCTGTTCTGCCGATGATAGCATTATTGGCATTAATTCTGTTTTCAAAGCCTATTGAGGATGTTCCTACTCTATTAGCGTTAAAAGCATCACTTAAAACTTTAAGAGTAGCTGTAAGCGATTGTTGATCGCTTAAATTACCAACCGCGGTCAAATTATTAATAGAAGATAACTGTCCTGTTTTTCGAATATCATTAATTTGATTACTAAATTCAAATACTTTATTGCTAGAGTCGATCAATCGTTCATTAAATCTATTAACCGACTCTTGTATTTTATTAAAACTGTCATTTACACTAGCTATAGATGCTCTTATAACCTCAACAACACCATTTAACTGCTGATTAGCTAATTCTGATATTCCGTTTACACCGCCTGAATTAAAAGCGTTTATAAAATCTTCGCTTTTAATTTTTTTTCCAGTTGTTATTTGTAATTCACTTATAATTTGACCTATACGTTCTGTTCCGGGATCAACAAAAGTATTTAAAGGTGTACGGCCTTCGCTAGTATTATTTACAAAATCTAAAGCAGCTCTTGAGGCGTTTTTAAGATTATCTGGATTTGACAATATGGTTTTTAATTCATTTATTCTAGAATCTATACCATCTGATATTTGTTTAAATACAGCAACTTGCTGTTGATCTATTCCGGTTCCTTGCAAAATTGATGCATTAGAACTAATAGCATTAAGTAAATTTTTACCGCTTAAATTTAATGACGCAGGCTCAAATTCACCACGAATAGACGGAATATTAGAAGTTAATAATTCGTTTCTTTGTAATAAATTTTCTTTATTGAGAGATATTTCAGATACTAAAGACGTAACAGAACTATTAAAGAAATTAGTTAAGTCAATAAAATTAGCTTCAATTTGTTTTAAATTCTGTTTAAAGTTTTTGCTTTGGGCACCAGCAACAGAATCGAATACATTATTTATTAATTTAAAAATTTCTTTTAAATCGCCGCCACCAGCACCGATTTGTTTTAATTCAAACCCCTCAAAAATAGCTTTTCGAGCATCTGAAGTGGTTCCTCCGCGACTAATTGTAGTACGAACAAATTCTTGTAAGCTTTTCTGTACATTATTATTTCTTAAAACATTATTTGTTCTATTTACTATTTCTTCAGGATTCGCTTTGAAGTCTAAACCTTTTAAAGATTCAAATCTAAATTGTAGTACAGAATTAAATCTTTGCTGAGCATTTGCTGAACCTCGTAAATTAGCTGAAAAATTAGATTTAGCTTCAGAAGCATTTAACTCATCTAATTCTTTTTTAGCTTCTTTACTGGCTTTAGCTAAACCTAATAATGCGGTTCCTACACCAATAACACCGCCGACGGCTATTCCTACTGGACCACCAATTAAAGCACCAACAGTAGCACCAGCGGCAGCACCACTTAAAACACTGGATATACCGCTAAAATTTCTGTTACTTCTTATAGCTTCCCGTCTTTGACTGACATTGCCGACTGTAGTATCTTGTAGAAAATTATCATCTATTATTTGACTACCTAAACCAGCAATAATACCTCCGGCACCGCTTAATCCTCTAGCTCCTAATCTAAAACCGTTATTACCGCCAATTCCTGTATTGACAAATAATGCCGATCTAGCTCTACCAAAACCTCTTTGTTGAGCTGTACTTCTTCGGCTATCTCTTCTTCCTAATATAGAATCAGCAAAAATACTTTCTTCTAGTCTTTGTCTTGATAAAATTCTATCATTATCTAAAACACCATTAATATATTGATCAGGTAATAAAGATTCAGCTTGTCGTCTAGAAGACCCGCGAGTTACAAAACCTAGTCTATTGGCCGCAGAAATCGATGCTCGTCCTATAGCTGGTAAAGCTGCTACTGCACCCGCACCAGCTAATAAAGCTACAACTGGTGCCAAAGTAGAACTAAACTTACTTAGTTGTTCCGATGCGTCAGCAAAAAACTTAAACAAATTACGCAAAGCGTTATTATTAGTAAATTCAGCTACAAAATTATTGATAGCAGCTTGTAGTCTTTGGAATGATACCCCTATATCACCTGCTCTTTTGGCGGTTTCTGATTCAAAAGAACCAGAAGATTGATCAATACTACGTTCAAACTTACCTCTATCGCCGCTTATAGCACTAAGCAAGTTAAGGAATCTACCGCCTTGATAAACGCCAGCTAATTGCTGTGCTAATCTAATAGCCTCTGGATTACCATTAAGATTACTTCCGAACTGACGTTCAAAAGCACCTGCGGTACCTGATAATCTATCTTGAATAGTATTACCGGTTACACCTAGGTTTTTTAATATCTGTTCGTTTTCTGGTCTAAATAATCTAAAACCGATAGATTTAAAGAAGCTACCAATAGTTTCAGATGATTCACGAGAACGATCGCGTAGCAACGTAAAGTATTTTAAGAAGTCGTCAAAATTACCGCCAGCTTCAACGAAAACAGCACCGCCTCTTTTGACACCATCAAAGATATCTTTAACTTCTACGGCGTAATCAGCAGCTACTCTGTTAACTTTATCAAATATTTCACTTGTATCATTTAATTCAAAATTAAACTGTCTAAAAATAGCAATTAAACCATCGGCGGTTCTATCAATTCCGTCAAATGTAGCAGCAAGCGGAATCTTAGATAGTTTTTCTGCCGCAAAAGACAATTGATCTATCTTTTGAAAACCGGCCTGTGCTAAGATATCAACACCTTGTAAAGTTTCGGTTGTAGAAACACCAGTAGATAAAGACTGGCCTCTAGCGACACTAGTAATACCGCTTACATTACCTCTTGGTACAGCTAAAATCTGAGATAATCTAGTTTGTGCTTTTTCAAATTTTAAAGCTTCCTCGGTAGCTGTTCTAAAAGCATTAATTACAACGAATAAACCGGCAGTACCTGTTAAGAAAGCACCGTAACGTTTTACCGCTAATCCAATCTGATCGCCGAATTTACTAAAACCTTCGCGGGTTTTATCGATGCCTTTAGCGAGTTTATCGTTTTCTAAAGCCGCTTTTTGTAAAACTTTACTATCTATTCTTTTAGAAAGAATTTCTTCTCTTGATCCTCTAAAAAAATCAGTAATCTTATCTAATCTTCCGGTATCAACATTAGAAGAAGGATTCTGCAATATCGATTGTATTCGACGTATTCTTTGTAGTCTTTGTTCTAATAGTCTAGCTGCGGGGTCTTCTCGCAAAAGAGCAGATTTTAATTCGCGTTCAACTTCTTGTGCGTATTTTCTAGCAGAAGATCGAGCGTTTTGTAATGATACCTGATTTAATTTATTAGCTTGATCCTGCGTAACAGACAAAAAAGAGTTTTGCTGTCTAACAGGATCAAAATTGGCATTATTAGCAACACTACGAATACCAGACAAACGCTGAGATGTTACAGATTTACTTTCTAATTCATTTATTTGTTTTAATAATGTTGCACGACGCTGCAATAAAGCATTATATTCGTTAGAATTATTTTTAGCTTTTTGCGATGAGGTTATTAGTTTTTCTGATTCAGAAAGCTCATTCTTAATAAGAGACAGTGTTTCTTTTTGTAAAGACTGTCTTTTTAATTCTTCTGCGGCAATTTTTTTAGCAGTTTCTATTGCTTTTTGAGATAGACCTTCTTTAGCTAAATCATTAGTAATAAAACTATTACCGACTTGATATCGACCGGTTTTAGAATTAAATTCTGCTGTTACAGCATTAGTAGCCGTTTGTATTCTTTTAATTTCAGAAGGTATTTGTCGTAACGCACCTACTAATTGATTTAAATCAGCTACTAATTTTTTATTATTAACATCTAATTTATTTAAATCAACATTTTTAAATGCCGATTCTATACTTCTTTGAAGCTTGCTTTGAAAAGAGGCTATAGCTGACTGATTAATATCAATCCGGCTTAATTCAGAAACTAGATCAATTTTATTAGCCAAACATCCTACCTTATAAAAGAATAAAAACCCTATATCTCTATAGGGTTATTATACACAATAGGACTATTTAATTTAATCTTTATAAGCTTCTGGATCAACGTCGATAATTAAATTACCGTTTTCATCAACTTTGTGTCCATAAATATTTATAAATTCACCGTTTTCGTTAATATAACGGCCTTTTTCATCTACTAATCTAAAGTTCTCATCACATAATCTACCTTTAGAATCAATTAAACGGCCTAATTGATCAATAAAATTGTATTTTCTTAAAAACTTTATTTCACTGTTTTCGTTTTCGCGTACATCGTGATTAAACTGGAATTTAAAAAAGTAGTTTTTAGAATCAGCTACAAGTTCTGTATCAGAATTGTCTAAATAATCTTCATAGGATTTAAAAAATGTACGATTAGTTTCAAGATTATAAATTGTAGCAAAAATCAAATAATTTATTCGTTCTGATTCAGATAAACTTTCTGCAGTTCTATTGTAGAGACTATCGCGGTTAGAATTGAGTAAGTCTATTTGATTTCTTAGTTTTAGAATTTCTAGAGCTACAGCACGACCTTCAAGTTTAGACAATCGTTTACCGTTGTCTTTACCTGATAACAATACCGATTCTTTTGTTTTTAAAGTTTCGCGTAAAACATCTAGTTTCTCTTTATCTTCTTCTAAAGATAGTCTAGCTTCTAGTAATTTATTAACTTCGGCTGTCAATAAAGCCCCGTCTTCGATAGCTTGCTGAAAAGCTTTATTAACATACTTTTCAGAATCGCGGCGTATTTTCGGTGTTATATCAGACACATATAATGTAACTTCTTTATCGTTCCACTTTGTTTTAAATTCGTTTTTCATCTAAAAATCCTTTTAATTTCTGATCTTGAAAGTCTAATCTGGTTATTACCATTATCTAGTATATTTTTACGCCATTGACAAAAGCGGTCATACCATAGTTCTTCTTCGGGCGTTACTAACGACTCTTCTTTTTCTTCGCCCCACAAATGACCAAAATCGTTTTCTAATTCCGCAATAGCAAAAATAAACGCAGTTCTAATTCTTTTTGATACAATTTCATTTAGTTCAGTTTCAATATCAATTTGTTTGATTTTTTTAAGAGGTTCTTGCATTATTAAAATTTCCTTGATTTACCATCATTTTTATATCACGTTTCATGTCTGGTAATTCATGTTCTTTTAGCGTTCCTTTATTAGTTAAAGCTTTTTGACGATCCTTAATCCTTTGAAGTCCTGCTCTGTCATTTAAATTATACACCTTTTCAGCATCTTCGGGTGAATCAACCACGATTCCTATTTCATTAGAGTTATTAATTTTAGCGTTTTCTGTGCTAAATTTATCTTTCTTTTCTTTTGATCGTTTTTCTTGCTGTTCTATTAGCCAAGCATCTAATAAATCATCGTTTTCTATTACAGAATCATCTGGACAATCTAAACTTTCGTAAACTCCGTCATACAAAATTGACCAAGTTACAAGCTCTTTTTGATATTCAGTCATTTCAGAAGCTGAGTGTTTAAAGAGACTTCCGGTTTTAGTAGATGATCTCCATATAACTCTCCAAGGATCGTTTCTAGCAATTAAACGTATCGATTTAGAATCTATATCAAAATTTAAGTATGTTTTTTTTAAAAGAAAATTAACTATATTTTCTTTTTGTAAAAGATAAAAATCTTTTTCGTTTTCCCACACTCGTTTGTTATTTTTATATGTATTTAAAAATAATAAATATTTGTATTTTTCTATTTTTAATAAATATTCAATAGTATTAGTTAATAAAGTATTTTTTTTATTACTTAATTCTTCTATTTTTTTTCTATTAGCTTTTGCGAGTTCTTCCCATCTCTTTTTTTCGTTGCTTTTAAATTGACAATCTTTAATATTTCGTAATATATTAGTAAAATCTTTAGATAAGAAATCTATTTGCTTGTCATAATCAGGCGACCATAGACCTTTATGAATTAGTATTTCTACAGATTCATCTTGACTTAGCAAACCTTCGGAAACAAAATCTTCTTTTATGTTTTCGCAATATATATCTGCGAGATAATAATGTTCCGGTTTAGGATCATAAACAATATACAAATCGTCTAAAAAAATTACCGGCTGATAGCCGGTAATTATTCTGTAACAAAGTTGATGTATTTTATCTTTATTCAATTAGCTTATAAAGTCAAAACCTGTATATGTTACCGTTAATGAATTGAAATTACTATAGTTATATGTAACTGTCATGTTACCACCGGTAGCGTCACCACCACCCTGAGTAACAGATGAAAGCTTGTTTTTAGTACCTAAATCTACGGTAACTCCACAGTCAAGAACAATCTTAATTGTTTCGTTAGTAAGATTTAGAGTATCTTCATAAGCATCGACAGTATCACCGGCATCTGTTGGTGTAACTTCAACCGAGCATGTAACTTCTACAGGGAAGTTCGCGAAACGATAATAAGGACCGCGACGGCCTAATTCAAACAATTCGCTACGTCCTAAGTTGCAAGCAACGTTGACGTTTTGAATGTGAGCAAGATACTGACCGTTTACATAGTTGTTGGTACCGCTAGAACTAATACCGGGAATATCGGTAGGCCAACGTGAAAGAGTCATGTTAACGTTTTGACGACGCTGAGTACCACCGGTAGCTGTTGGTGCATCAGCATTAGTAAATCGACTTCCGGTTGTATATAAACCAGTAGGTAGAGTACCGGTATTCCAAACTCTGTTATTACCTACTAAAGTAACTGATTCGGTACAGTTGCCCTGCACAGGGAAACTAAAGTTAATAGCAGAAAGATACATACCGCTCATAAATACTAGCGATAAAGGTGTACCGCTAGCTGCGTTTTGAGTTTCATTGTAAATAGCGGCAATAACGTTAGCACGAGCCGAATTATATCTACCGTTTAATGAACTAACGGTGGCTTCTTGTGAAGCCAAGTGTTGCAATAGAGGATAACCGTCTATAACTTTTTGGGCGGTTAATTCAATATTGGGAATATTTTCGATGTTATCATAAATTTCAATCTGGCCGATTTCGAAGACCTGCTCTAGATTGAAGGTTGTATTTTGCCCAACACTCTGTAAACCGTGAGCGGCAATATAACCAGTTGGTTGAGTACTATAGTTTACACCATGTCTTGCGAAAGCAAGTGAGTGGATTGGATAATAAATACGGTAATTCGTTGGCATGTTTTATTTACCTCTAATACAAATATTATACACTTTAAGGATACAAAGGTATTTCAAAAGTACCCCGAACAGTCACATTTTGTATCGGTAAAACCAAATTTGTATTTCTTGTAATCGTAAAATTATCACCAAAACGACAAGTCCGGTAATAATATTGATTTATTAAATCATTATATAATAATCTATTACTATTTAGTGTTCCACTTATTGAGAGCGGTTTAGGGGCGTTGTTTACATTGAAAGTTCCAATAGATTTTTCTTCTAGCCAAAAACAAATATCTGTTAATCTTTTACGATCCTGAGAACTTTGTGTAAAAATATCAAATTCTATTTCCGCTTCTACATATTTTGCTCTAGAACCTATTTCTACCGGAGATGAGCCTAAATTTTTTAAATATATAAAAATCGACGGTAAATAGACTCTACTTCTTGGATTTGTATTATCTATACCGGAACCGCTAACGAAAAAATTATTTCTATCATTATAAAAAGCAATAGCGTCACGATAAAAATTGGTATCAGTGGAATAGACATTAATATGACGTAAAGAATGCTCAACTTCTACTTTTGAAGCAGAAGCTATTTTATTATTAAATATAACACGATTTAACGAATAATCAAAATAATATCCGTTTCCTATTACGGTACTACCGTTAGGATAAAAAACATCGTTAACATAAATACCAGATATTCCTATAGGAGATGTTAAACCCGTTGGCTTTAAATTAACTCCTGTTTCCCAGATAACATTATGTTTTAAACCCTCCCATACTTTGCCAACTTCAATACCGGGTTGATCAACTGTTCTATATCGAGATACATTATTGCCTAAATAATCAGTTTGACCTTTAAAGATATTAAAATAAGCACCTAATTCCAGTAATCCATAATCGATAAAGGAAACAATATTTTGGACGATTTGATCCTCGACACTGTTTTGCCCATAATATTGATAATAATCTAGATTACTCATGAATTATTATACTCTTTTATCGCTTTATTAAATTCTTCAATAACAGCGGAATTAATTTCTTTTTGAACTTTCTTATCGCTTAAAACTTGAATTATAAAATTAGGATTTTTATCAAATGAATGATCGTTTAATGACCAGCTTTTTCCCGGCGATTTTATCATAAAAGCACGACCTGATCTAGAAACGCCGTCTTTAATATCATCTATATTAAAAGTTATAAAAGCACCATCAACAGAACCTTGACCGTCTAATAACCATTTAAGCCAAGGAACAATGTATTCATTTGAGGAATAAAAAGACTGTTCATCAGATAACAAAGATTTTTTGATTTTATCTGGATCATAGGTAATACTTAATGTACTATCGCCTTCTCTGGCTCTTTGAACGACAATAGATTTAACAACTACATCAACTATCCATTCACTAACTTGATCCGCATCTCCATTCGATAAACCAACAATAGCCGCTATATCTCTATCTTCATCACCGGGATAATCACCTTTTAATCCTCGCCATATTTCATTTCTTCTTAAAGCTTTTTCTATAATAGGAATTATCCGTTCCCTCATTTTATCTCTAACAACTCGACTTATTTTGGGAAGTTCGGAAAATTTAACAAAGTCAAATAATTTTTTTTTAATTGAATTTGTATTTGTTATTTTAATTCTTACATTAGACATTTAAAACTTTCCAATAAGATACAGCGTATCTTGTTTTATTTCCTAGTCCGTAAGGAGCAAATGATTTAACTAACACCGCTTTATTCTTAATCAAAGGATTATCTGAAGATTCAACTTCAATATATTGACCTTGTAAAAATTTAGGAATGTCGGATTTATAACATATCATTTTAAATCCACGATCTTCTATTCTTATTCCAGTACTTCTATAAAAATTATTGGCGTCTAATTGATAAATTCTAGCTTTAACTAAAGTAGTTTTTGCTATTTCTTTATAATTAGAATTTTCTTGTTTATTAGAGCTAGACGCGAAATCAGAAATTTGAGAAGGATTACCGAAAATATCTACATCTTTCATTCCTTCAATACCATTATTATTAGATATTGACGCGACGTTATTTATAAAATAAATAATTATATCTTTGCCTAGTTCATCGATAAATATTGAACTAGCTTCGTTATACAAATCATAAATGTCATTATTTATTAATGCCATATTAAGGAGTGTACGGACCCATAATAGCCTGACCTATATTACCTGCACCTAATTGATACGATTTCTTAGTATCGTCATATTGTTTTTTGTAACCATCTATTAAATCTTTTAATACATCAAGATATTTTCCACCATCTAAAGACGACCGATCATCTGTAATTTTTATACCTGCACTTCTCGACATACGTTTGTATTCTTGTCTAAGAACAATTTCTGCGGCTTTTATAACTAAAAGTGGGGCAAATTTTTCCGATGTAGGATCGGGGCTAATAGAAGGTTCTTCTGTGTCAACTACAAAATTGTTTAAATTTAGATCGGAAAAAACCTGTGTGGCTGCAATAGCAATAAATTTTGATAATCGAATATTATCATAATCTTCCGTATTAGAATCATCTAATACATATTTTAGTTGATTCGCTAAAACGGTAGTCCAAGACATTTAAAACCTCTCTTATACTGTATTTGGATTATAAGCCCGAATAGCGGATAGTGAAACGGTAGTAGTTTGACCGTTATTACAGACAGCCCAAATAGAGCGTACTAATGAATTATCTAAATTAACCGATTCTCCGGAGCCGATAGGCATACCACGAGATACGTTTATATTGCCGCTATCGTTAATACAATAAAAGAATGCATTATTTCCTCTATTGGCTAATACTACATCTTGAAGAATTCCAGAGCCATCTGTAGAGGCGTTGTACAAGAAAGCTCCGTTACTATCAATGACGGTACCTGATCCTAAATTAACCGAGCCTCTATAATAATTAATTGAATTAGAATACCCGGTTAAATCGGTATCGGATGCAAAAGGTTGTCTAATCCACGTTCCATGTAAACCAGAACCATGCCCGGCAACTAAAACCGAATATCCGTTATTATTTACAGGTTGATTATTAGAAATCTTGCTATACATAATAATTTATACACTTATGAAATAAATAAAAACCGGGCGTTAACCCGGTTTATTATCAAGAGTAAAGTTTTCTTTAGAAGCTGGCTAGGAGAGTGGTTCTAGAGTCTAACTGAGCGAAACCGACTTCCATCCAACCGTACATTTCATTCAAGCCTTGACGATGTTTGGTATTATCTTCAAACATTTGTAGATTTTCACGAATAGGCATGACGAAGCTGTTATTTTTGCTCTTATCAATACCGATTGCTAGTTCTACGTCACCAGATGCTAGTGATTTACCTAAAGTTGAGCTGTAATATAGTTGATATTCTTGACCAACACCAAGTTCATCTAAATCTCTTAGTTCGACACCAAAGATTTTAGTCATTTCACGACCGTTATCATCAGTGTAATAGATGTTAGTACGGACTTGATCAGGAATCAAGTTTAGATTCCAAGAACGAATATCATCTAGAGCTTCTGGTGAGAGATAAAGATGAGTTAGTTTACCGCGATTAACTGAGGTAGAGTTACCACCACCGTTTCTACGCATTACTGTTTTGAGCAATGTGACTAATCTTGGGGTAAATTGACCTGCGGCTGCATCAGGATCGTAAACTAAGATGTTACGAGATACACCGGCTGATATGATGGTGTTAAAACCGTCATCGTTCAATTTCTTTTTGAAACCAGCTTCGAGAACTTCTACCATTCTAGCTAGAACATTCCAGTTTGCATCTCGTAAGAATTTACGAGTACAACCAATAGAGTTGCCTATCATATAGGTAGGAATTTCTATGATACTATCGGATGTTACGAGCTTGGTAGGTATACCACCGTGATCTGGTAGTGTAAAAGCGTAAAATTCTTTTTCAGTACCCGGTTTGATCAAGTCGGTTGGATATTTAACGGGTGATCCGTCAGTGTAATCTTCAACCGTAAAGATATCGCCAAGTATATCGCCAGTCAAAACTGTTTGGCGAATAGGTGTTTCTAGTGCTTTAGAAACTTCAACACCGGCTTCTCTCGATTTGGAAGGATCGTTTGATCCCCAATCGTTTAACTTGGCTTTAATCTGTAGTTTTTCTTCGTTGCTAAATTCAAATGGCATTTTTTTACCCTTTATTTATCGATTAAAAATCAACGCGAACTTTAACATAACCGTCTTCATCAGGACGAGAACGGAATTGTCCTATAGCTGGGGCACCCTGAGCCTGTACTGAACTAATTAATCCGCTAGCACCTAGATAGGCAGGCTGACCAATTAATACAGACGCGGCTGTATTTGGTACGATTGAGTTGGTTGTAACTTCACCGGCACGAATAATAGAAGCTCTGTTACCAACTTGTACTTCGAGTCTTTCTGAGAGTAAACGATTACGAGTTAAATCGATGTTTACAAATTCATTATTTAGTACGCCAAGCGGATATCGGCCTGAAGGATTAACTGCAACATCAGCTAGTTGGTTAAAACTATCCATAGCTGCACCTGAACCGGGGGCACCGGTAGTTGCTACTAGGAAAGTGCCACGGGCGGCGGTTTGGTTAAGGAAAAATTCTGTTTCCCAACTTCTAACATTCATATCTGGTTTAAGTGCCATTTGTTAATTACCTCTTATTTTTATACACTAATTATCGACGACCTTGTTTCTTATCAAGAACACTTTTTACAAATTTTTCTAAAGTTGCATTACTAACAGTGGTTTTAGTAGCTGCTACTTCAATATTAACATCATTTTTCGCTTCTACTTTTTCTAATTCTTCAGCAGCTTTTGTTGAAGGCGTAAAATTAGTTACGGTATTATCAGTTGATTTTGTATTGCTTGTTACTGTTTGTTCTGTTGCTTTTTTGAACATAGTAGCTGCAACAGTTTTTGCGGCATTATAAGCATCATCGCTCATAGCTTTATATAGTTCAAGAGCTTTAACTTCATCTTGATCAACAGCACCGAATGATTTCATTTCGGTTAATCTGACTTGTGCTTTATAATCAACTACTTCAGCTTTAGCTTTATCAAAAGCTTCAGCGACTTGTTTTGCACTATCTTTTGCTTCGGCGAGTGCTTTTTCTGCACATTCCTTATCTTCTTTCATTTTAGCCATTTGCTTTTCAGCTTCGGCTTTTTCTGAAGCATAGCTATCTTCCATAGATTTAATTTTAGCATTTGCTTCAGCTAGTGCTTTTTCAGCTACTTCTTTAGCTGAATTTAGTTCTGCGAGCTGTGCTTCGTAATTAACGGTTGCTGATTCTTTGGCAGTATTTGCTTCTGACATATTTTGTACCTCGATATTATTTAATACACTATTTTTAGCTACAAGCTTAAAAAGATCACTATTATTACTGTCTTCAAATTCGGAATTCTGAGAAATAACTTCAGGTATTATAATAGATTCTTTATTTGCTGGTTTATTTACAAAACCAATACCTGAAAAAACAATATTTTTTAACCATTTGCCGACCAAATAATTTTGACCATCAAGGTTAATTTTTCCTGTACCTTTATTTTTTCTAAGATAATTATCTAATCTAGATGTATTTTCAGTTTTATCTATTAAAGTAATTGAATCTGAACCTTCTTTTCTTAAAGCGTATCCGTAATTTTTAGACAAACATTCCATAGAAACAAAAAGAACATTATCGCTGATTTGTTCAGCTATTTTTTCAGCATAAGTAGGAAAATACTTATCCCAAACCAACATACCTACTAAAATATGGTATTTATTTTTAGAGGAAGTTTCGCTAATAGGTAAATAATTTTCATCTAATACTAAATAATTGGTTATTACGCCAATCGTTTCATTATCTTCTTCTTCACCGTTATGCTGCCAATTTACCGGTTTATTTAAAACTGTAATTGCCGCTTTTAACGTTTCTTCTGGCGAAAAAACATCATCATTAGCGTTCCAATTACTTGTTACCATAATAGCAGGTATCCAAGTAGAACCTAAATCAACATAATCGGGTTTTATTTTTTCAACCGATAAACGTAAGTTTGATCTTAAAATATCATCAATAGATGCTATAGTCTTTTCGCTAGAGTCAATAATAGATTTAAGATCATTCGTCATTATTAATTTATACACCTTGACTTAACAAAAACGCCTCTATCTTTAATGTGTCTTTGTCTTCTTTAGATACTTTATCGGTTTTTAAATCCGATAAAAGTTCTCTAAAAATATTATTAAATTTATTATATTTATCATAATTAATACTAGCGATTATTTTTTCTGGATCATTTGAATCGTTTAGACTGGCATTAGCAAACGTATGATCAATTAAATTCTCTAGTTGATCCTTTTGGTCTTGTGTTAATTTCTTAACATTACTCACTTCATAATGTTCAATAATAATAGAAGTTATCTTTTCTTCTATTTCTTGATAGATGTTTTTAGCTAATATTATTTCTGACGCTTTTCGTTTTCTTGGTTCTTTATCTTTTGATCCAGATGGTCTTCCCGGTCTTTGATTATATGAATCTTGTATAGACATATTACTAGAATTGTCTTTACTGTTCATTTTTTGAACTTTTAGTTCATGTTCTTGCTGATATTTTAAGTCAGGATTATGATAAGGACTAGCTTTAGGAGGTAATTCATCCTTATCTCTTTTTTCTTCTTGTTTTTGAATTCTCAATCTTTCCAAGAAGGGGTTTTCGCCTAAATATTCAATAACTTTATCTTCTGATAAGATATTTCTATCGGCCAAATCCATTAATACTTTGACGTGTACATTATCATCAGTAAAATTAGGTATTCTAAATTTTACTAAAGGTTTATCACTAAAACCCATATTATTATGTATAATGTTAATTTCAAAATTAAGCCATTCTAGTAACCGATCTCTTACTATCGCTAATTTTGTTACTAATGATTTAGTACGCATAGCCGGATTATTACCGGTCATGCTTTTGGTAGGACCACCAATAAGTTCTTCAGGAAAACCAAATACTAAATATATATTAGTGTTATCATCCGTTAATTGAGACAACTTTTCAATCGGTGGATAATACTCAGAATATTCTAACAGAGTATCCCATATTAAATCAAATGGACCGGCAGATGTATTATTATCTAATAATCCCGCAAGCTTATTAGCAACGGCTGGACTTGGCAAAATCCCTTCTTTGTGATCCCCTAATTTCCATATTCTTAAAGGATGGGCGTAAGCATCTAACGCAAAACTTTTAGCGGCATTTAAACGTTGATTATAAACTATATCAGGCAATACCGGTTTAATTAAAGGTATGCCCCAAGGTTCTAAATCTTCTTTTTTATACCAAGAAACATAAATATCTTTTTCAGGTAGAGGGTAATAAATAAATCTTTCTGAAATGTTTTCTTTTAAAGACTTTTTAATTACTTCAGGTATATCATCTAAAACTTGTTTTTCTAATGTAGTCTTAGCATTATTTAATTTTAACAGATATTCTCTGTTTAAACGTAAACCGTAAATTTTCTTTTCAGAAAACGCACCGGCTACATCTCCGACGATTTCAATATTTCTCGGTTGATAAAAACGATATTTAATTGGTATTCTTTTAGATTTCTTTTTTGGCGGTTGATTTAAATTTTCCGCAATTGATTTATCGTCTCTCTTCATTTGTGCGATATCTTGTGGCTGTAAATCCACATAATATCTTTGTAATACAACATTACATTCTCTAAAAAGATGGGTAGCAAATTGCTGGCACCGTTCTTTTAATCCAACTTTATCCATCCAAACACGATAAAAATTATTAATACCTTGATCGCTGTGGTAAATATCTAATCCGTCAATAACTAATTCAACCATCGAATCAACTACACTCCGTAAAACGGATGATCCGTAATACGCTGCGTAACACTGAGTAAATAAATCATAGTGAGTCTTAGGAGATTCCAAAGATAACCGTAGACCAAAAAAATCGCTATAGTTTGATTCTGATCTTACTCTAACGTTGTCCTCGATAGACTCGTATGCTTTAGTTTTTGTAACACCGCCTCCAAAAGAATTATTAGAAGCAACGGTTTTTTGATGAGTATCAAGTCTTTTTGGTGTAATTTTCTTTTTCATAATATTGCGATTAAATCGCAATGTTATTATACACGAGTACTATAATCGATCAACCAACTGAGAGGTTACAATTCTCATTTTTTTGCCATTTGTCGTGATATAGGCGGGTTGATTGGTGCCACTATTACTTTTAGTATTTCGAGTAGCACCAATAGCAGAGTAGTTTATGTGATTTGACAATTCATTATGCATAACTCGAATACCATAATTAGCCAATAATATAGAAGTAAATCGGTCTTTTTTGAGTTTTTCTTTAGTATTATCATTAGAAATTAATGATATTTTAGGAACATCCCATCTTTCTTGCCCGCCGCCGGTTTCAGTTCTTTTAATACAAATAGTCTCTTGTTTAGCACTTTCTATTTCAAGATAGCAATCTTCAAGAGATTCGTATTTTCTTTTATAGTTGACGTTATCCATTTGTGCTACAGCTACAGAATCAAATTCTGGAAATAAAAATCTTCTATCTTCTAAATCTTTCTTTAAACCATAATGAGATTCTTTTCTCCAGTCAGAATTTTGGAAATTAATCATAGTTAAAATATGAAGTCCCGGCATATGAATAAAGTTTTCATCGTCTTTATCGTATATCGGTAAATCTCCCGACTCCATTTTATCAGGATCGTGTAAACCTTCTTTAAGGGAAATACCTCCACCGCCAGCATCACAAATAATAGATTCAATATTAAATCGGCGAATTAACGATCTTATATGTTTAATTATAAAAGTATTATAATCTTTAATAGATTCGTCTATAATCCCGTCATTTTTCATTTGATTAAATTTCTTTCTATTAGTAGACCAAGTATATACCAAAACTCGATAATTACCATGATCTTCAACTATAGAAATTGCAAAATTATCATCTTCTGAGGCGGGGTCGATACCCATAACGTATTTAAATTCTTTTTCGCCTGATATTTTAGCACTATGTCTAATAACCTGACCCAAACCTTTAATTGGGCAAGTGCAATCAAATAATAATCTGGCTGGATAAAATCCGTCTGAATCTGACGGAAAAACGCATCCGTATTCTTGCTGGAAAATTTGTTTAACCATTGTTGCCTTACCTTGTTCTAGAATGTCTTGATCTAACATTCCTTTTGGAGCAAGAGTATAAGGCAGTCTCATAATAGCATACTGACTAGTATCTAATTTAGTAATATCTAATTCTAGTTCCGGATAATTTTGATCGATAAACCTTTGATCGCCACCGGATTCGATAATAGCTTTGTATCTTTTAAAATACTTATAAAAAGATCCAAATTGAAAGGTAGCGGTTCCTTGAATTATAATTTGGTTTCCGCCTAAACTGGTTTGTGTAGGTATTTTAGGATTTAATATTTGATTATCGTCAGTAATACCTAATTTACGCATTTCATCTGTTCTATATGCGTTTTTAATATTTTGAATAAAATTAGTAGTCTTAACTGCAGCGAAACCTCGAATAACTGTTTCAAAAACCTCAGTACTAATACTGCCGAATTCTTCAGCACATATTATTTCAGCACGTTCACCACGGATAGTTTCGCCGTCACCAAGCGGTAGGAATTTAATTACACTTTCGCCACAATGCCAATATGCATTAGTTACGCCTCTTTTTGGTGCATTTTTCTTTCCTACTATATCTTGAAGAACAGGTGCGTTATTCCATATATTTGTTATATAGTTAAAAACTATCAAAGCTTGACGAAAAGCGGCACCGACAACTGCTATTCTAATTCCCGGATTTAACAACGCTCGGATCATTAAATACCAAGCGGTAGTAAAACTTTTAGCATAACCACGAGACGCAATCAACATAGGAAATTGTTTTTTCCATAACATTTGCACAATAGCCATATGTTCTGGAGTGGTATCTAAATTAAGTATTTCTTTAGCTATAAAATGTAGGTAATTTGGATCACGCATGAATTGAACCAAAGAATCTATATAGGTGTTTTTATTATAAAATTCCGGTTTAAAAAACGGATTCATGACCGACATCTGCGAAACATCTCCTAATTGGAGATAAGCTAAATCTAAAGTTTCGCTATTAATACGTTTATGATCGCTATGTATAGAAAGCAGGTTATCGGTAATTTTATTACTCATCTAATTTTCTTTCTATTTCCTTGAATAAACGATAAACGTAGTTTTCAGCTTCTTCTATATTTGGAAAAAATAATATATCTACATTATAATTAACTTGTAAATAAGCTAATTGTTTATAAATAAAATTTAAACTTAATTTTGTTAATCCTCTGTCAACTAGATATGAAAAATTATTTGGACCACAAACTATAATTTGTTTATGTTTATATTTTTGTAATCCGTCCATTTCTCTGCAAAAACGCTCAAATTCACTTCCTAAATTATTAATTAATTCTCGACAATTTTTTTTACGCTCAATAATAACTGATTCGTCAAAATCAGGATGGTCGCAAATAGCTAAAGTATAATCCCCGTACTTTAAAGAATCATTACTAATTTTTACATCAGTATAATCTTTAAAATTAAATCCGTCTTTTTCTTTAGTATCTTTAATCACCAACATTTTTCTTGCGATCTTTTAATAAAACCTTTTTCAAAAAAACCACTTCAAATCTTTTTTCTTTTCCGTATGTTTTCTGGTGGCATTTTTTACAAAGAGTTATACCATTATACACGTTGTATCTTAAATGTGGATCGTCGGCCCATTTTTTGATATGATGTATCTGTAAATCTTCTTTAGCCTGACATTTATTAAAACCTTGGCAAGTATGATCGTCTCTTTCTAAAACTTGATTTCTCCAGTTTTTATATTTAGCAGACCCAATATCTCGTTCTAATTGACGCAATCTTTTGCTGGTTGTATATTTAATTTTTGGTATAAACATATTTATTTTGCTCTGTATTAATCATCCATTTTACTACTTCGGTAAAACTCATTCCCGCTTCCCACCCTAATATCTTATACGCTTTTTTTGAATTACCAACTAGATTAACTGGCTCAATAGGCCGATATAAGTCTTTTTCTATATATATAATTTGATTACCGGTTTTTTTATCTATCCCTTTTGTATTTATACCATGACCGACAAATTCTAATTCAATTCCAGCTTCTCGAAAAGCTAATAAACATAATTCTTTAATGGAATACTGTTTTCCGGTAGAAAGTATATAATCATCTGGTTTATCTTCTTGTAAAGACAGATACATACCTTCGACATAAGACGGAACATCGCCCCAATCTCTTAAACTATCTAAATTACCAAGAGGAAGTTGAGTTTTAATTAAACCTAAAGAATATTTTACAGCGTATTCTACAATTTTTTTAGTAACAAAACGGTTAGATCGTCTTGGTGAATCGTGACCATAAGCAATAATATTGCTAGCGAATATACCATAAGCCTGTCTATAAATTTTTACCATATTATAAGCAAAAAGTTTAGATGCTCCATACGGTGAGACAGGAATCATATGAGTATCTTCATTTTGCGGGCTATCTTTTGATCCAGCAAACATATCAGATGTTCCTATTTGACAAAATTTAGTTAAAGGAGATATTTTTCGGATTAATTCCAGTATATTTAATACTGACTTTCCATTAACATCTAGTGTCGCGTCAGGCTGTGAAAAAGACATTCCCGGATGACTAAAGGCTGCTAAATTATAAAATTCATCTGGTTTTAATTCTAATAAATTAAATAAAGTTGATTCATCGGTTATATCACCTTTTATAATTGATATCTTATCACGATCTAAATTACAATCATTGATAAAATCAGTAGAACCGTCATTTGATGATTCTCTTACTAAACCATAAACATGATAACCTTTTTCTATTAACAAAGAAGCTAAATAGGGGCCGCTTTGACCGTTAATCCCCGTTATTACTGCTGTCTTCCCGCGATTTAGCATTATCTTCCTTTTCTTTAATTTTCTTTTCTTTAAAAACCGTTCCGTCTAAATATGGTAGATCAACATTTCCGTCTTCGTATTGAATCGGTTTTTGCCAATCGTCTAATTTTTTACTGGTCGCCATTCTCATTAGTTCTGCAAATCGACCTTCTTTATTCCGGATTTCTTCTTGGTTAAATTTTTTAATTAAATCGAAAAATGTAGCCGAACCTATCTTTTCTTTACTTTCACGCTGTTTTCTCGTGGTATTCAGATTGTCTTGAATAGAGGTATATTCTTTATTAAGAGCTACAAACTCTTTATTTAATTCGATTTCTTGACCGTTGTAAGATTCTATTGTTTGTAAAATTTGTAAATCTTTATCGTTTTCTGGATCAAGCTCGTCTTTTCCGGATAATTCATGTCTTAGCTTTTGTTGAATGCAATGTATTTCTTTTAAATTCTTTTGGTTGTCCAATATTCTAATATTTAATATAATCATCTTTTCTAACATATCTTCTTCGGAAGGAGTCATATCTTCCAATTGAATATGATACTGGACCCATTGATCAACAAAAAACAAAAAATTATCTTCGGTTAGTATTTTTTCTAATTTTTTTCCTCTTGGGGTAGAAATAAAAGCTGATCCATGTATTTTGGTTTGCTCGTCTTTAAATTTTAGCTTTTTCTTTTCTTCAAGAATCTGTATTTCTTCGGATTCGGTCGGTTTATAGTTTAATAGATTACCAGCCTGATCTCTCTTTACTCCGAAAATATTAATTCTGTATTTTTTAACTACCGGAACTGATCTTTTTATTTCTTCAGCTATTTTTTTATCTGACCATCCTTCATCGATTTTTTCTTTAATGAAAGATATTTCTTTTTCAGATAACGGTTGTTTAAACTCTTTTTTAGGCTGATTCGTTTTTTCGTCAGACATTATTTAACATCCTGTAGTATATTTTTAACTTCTTCACATAATCGACTTTTATGAAAACTGTTTATATTATCGCCGCTTAATATAGATTCTAATATTTCTATATGTTCTTCATCCAGTCTTTTAGTTATAAATTCTAGTAAATCCAAGCTTTCAAAATTTTCTTCAAAACTATTTTTAAGATTTTTATCATTTGTTGTATGAACATCTATAGGATTAAGAAGATTAATTCGACGCTGTTTGTCATGCGGCGATTTATCTGATTTATAAGTTTTGTAATGAATACCTTCGTGATCTCTAAAGAAATTCTTTAATCTATTAGAGACGACTTTATTTAAAAAGTTTTCTAGTGCTTGTTTAGGTTTTTTAACATTTTGTTTTTGTATGCAAAATTCTGGTATTTTAGAAACGCATATTAAACACGCCTGTTGATATATATCATCCTCGGTAAAAGACCCGAATACTTTATGCTTATGATTTTCTGCTACTTTTTGTACTATTTCAGTGATTTCTTTTTGCGTTAAAAGATTGGTAATTTTATTATTCATACATATTTATAGTTCATATATAGTTATTATACTCAAATTTTGAGTACTTAGGTGTATATTTTATTAGGAGATTGTATGAGCTATCAACGAAAAAATAGATGGACAGAATCGCAAATTATGTTTTTAAAGGATAATCACGAAAAGATGAAGGATGAACAAATAGCGGAAGTTTTAGGCCGTACTTTAAAAGCAGTGCGTCTTAAAAGAGCTAGATTAAATCTTCCTAAAGCTAGCGGTAGATCGTTATGCGAGTCGTTATCATCTTACAAAGCAAGAACAAAACAGACTCCAAATATTGAATCGGATAATCCCCCTATACTATCAGAGGTATAATTTGCCTCCAATTGGTACCACCCCTACTTGGGCCTTACATGGAAGTAAGGCAAATTTAGCTAAATGGATAGTTTCTATACTTCCAGATAATATCAATACGTTTATAGAACCTTTTGCGGGTCGCGGTAATATCACATATCGTTTAAAAACCACGCCTAAAAAGTTTGTCAATAAGTACATACTGAATGATTTATATAACTATCATTGGTTTAAAGCTATCCAGAATTATACGGGCGATTGGTCGTTTCTAGAACCGGAAATAACCAATGAGATTTACCGTAAATGGCGTAATTCGCCTGATAGTATCGAAAGAGACTTAATGGAACCTATAGCCAATTATCAAGGTAATAATTGGAATATGAATTCAGCCAACAATTATTCGTTAGGTTCTCGTTATGGTAGCCCTAATTTTAAATCTAATCTAGAAAGAAAATACAAATTAACGCAAAATCTTCTTAAAAATTGTGAAACCTACGGATATAATTACAAAGAACTGTTCGATCATATCAAAATATCTAGCGGCGACGTTGTTTATTTTGATCCTCCCTACTTAAGTCCATACGATGAAAAAAGAACGTATCCTAATATAAACCATAATGAATTTCTAGATTTTGTTTTTACTTTAAAATGTAAAGTTTTTATATCGGGATACGAATCAGAATTATATTTTGATAGATTAAAAAATTGCAAGTGTCATGTTAAAGAAAGATATAGTACCGCCAAACAAAGACAAGGCACAGAAGGTAAAGAAATAAAAAAGGTAGAATATTTATGGGAAGTCAACTAGAAACTGAATTTAAATTACCAACTAATTTAGAAAATTATTTTTCCGCATGGAACGAAGGATATAAACTAGGTATGAGAGATGCATATAAAAATGAAGAACCGGCTAATAATTTCTTAGATGAAAAAGACGGGTTTATGGGCGGTTATATACTAGGTTATTCTAATCGTATAGAAAAATCACAAGGTCTAGATAGAGCCAGAAGTTATCAAAGTGAATTTATTAATAATTGTAAAAATGGCGTGGTTAGATATAATAAAGCGAATTAAGCGTAAAAGGTGACGTATTTGATTTCCAATCAAAAGAAGGAGGGTTCGATTCCCCCAATTCGCATTTTGCTAGCATAGCTCCAACCGGCTTAGAGCGTCTGCTTGTCACGCAGAAGGATATGGGTTCGAATCCCATTGTTAGCGTTTGAGGAAAATTGTATGACTTATAAAGCGGTTGGCACATGCGGTTCTTGTGGGGGTTGTGTATCGGTTCCCTATGTATGGAATGGATTACATCCACCGAAACCACAATGTTTACAGTGCGGAAAACATCCTAAAGAAAGTTTCGGGAAAATTATACCTATGGAAGATTCTACAAATATTCCTTTACCGCCGCCAAGACCTCCGTTGGAATTAAGTAATAAAGGAGGAAGCGAACATCGTAAGATGATTCAAGAAAAATTAAAAGCAGTCTCTAAAAAGAGAGAAGAAATAAGAATTAGATATGAAAACAACGGCGGGTTTTTAGGCTTGTATACGTCTCCTTGGTAAAAATAACAGAGTGTAGGATAATTTGGTATTCCGTCTGGTTTGGGGCCAGAAAACTGCAGGTTCAAATCCTGTCACTCTGATTTAAATTAATCTAGTAGCTCAGTTGGCTAGAGCAGAGTACCCTTATGGTAAAGGACCAAAACACCGGGATTTATACTCAGGCCGTTGGTTCGAGTCCAACCTAGATTATTATGAATAAATATTATTTTCGCTATTCCATAGATTACCAAGATCATTGGGCTGAATATGTAAAAATTATAACAGCTTCGGATGTAGAACAAGCTGAAATTCAAATAGCAAAAATATTAAGAGATAGACCTTTTAAAATACATCAAATATATAAAATGGAGTTAATAGAAGATAATGGATAAACCTCTTTTATTAATTGAAAATTACGACGAAGCCACAGAAAAACTAATTCAATTAGCAAAAGAAAAAAGTTTTCCGGTCGCTATATGTAAACAAGATAAGGTGTTTCAATATGTAGTGGATAACTATAAGCCGGAACTTTCTGATTATAAAACCTATTTTTTCGGCACTCTTTTTGGATATCGACAAATATCTAAAAATTGTATAGTTAATGATGTTGATTTTAGAAAATACGATTGTTCATCATATTATAATCATTTTAATTGGCATTTATTAAATGAAAAATATGTCATGCTTCCATTGAACGATATCATTCGTCAATACGATGATCTATTATCATATTTCAGATGTAATAAATTATTTATAAGACCCGATTCTTCACAAAAACCTTTTACCGGCTTTGTAACCGATAAAAACTATAAGAACGAAATCAATTATCATCTTCAACGTCTTAATTCAAATCCAATGTGTCTTATAGCACCCGTTAAAAACATTCTAGAAGAATACCGATTAATAATAAATAAAAAATCCGTCCTTACCCGATGCCAATATATTAAAAACGGCGAGATTGATATAAAAAAAGACGTACCGGACGATATAATAAATCACGTTGAAAAAATTGTTTTATCGCAAGTCTCTTGGTCGCCGGATGATTTATATGTACTAGACGTATGCCGGGTAGAAACAGATGGTCCTGAATCTGATATTAAAGTAGTGGAAATAAACGCATTGTCAACAAGCGGTCTTTATGAATGCGATTTGTCAAAGATATTAGATGCAGTAGAGAAAAATCATGAATGAGAAGATTAAAACATTAGGTGATTTTAAAAATTTAAATGAAACACCGATGGTAACACCAAAAGACAGAGTAAAACTGATAGAAGAAGCTAAGAAAATAGAGACTAGGCCCGTTAAAAAATTCGATTCTGGTCTTTTAGAACCTCAAATATATGTCAATATTGTTCATATAAACAATCTTTTATTGGATAATTTGGATGAAAAAATTCTAAAACAATCATATAAAATCTATCGTTATGATGAAAACGAAGAGGCGTCACAATATATAGAGTGTTGTAAATCTATATGGGAAAAACTTTTAAAAGATTACGCATCTTTAGGATGGAATATTAAATATATTTTTACAGATTATGGGGACGGATTATATATAAGAATACAATTTTCATTAAATAAGTTTAATTTATTTGATAAAATATATGAATGGATATCTTCTGGACTAATATGGAAACATATTAATGGAAAATGAATTAATATATACCGGCATCGGATCACGATCAACTCCCGATCCTATCTTAAAAAAGATGGAAACTATTGGCAGAATCTTAGCTAATAGAGGATGGACTTTAAGAAGCGGAGCGGCTGACGGTGCCGATTCAGCTTTTGAAAAGGGATGCGATCAAGTAACCGGACCAAAAGAAATTTATTTACCCGCCAGAAAATTTAATAACAGCCGGTCTATTTTATATCACGTTGGAGAAGATGCTTTAGAATTAGCTTCTACAATTCATCCCGCTTGGGATAAATGTTCTTCTTTTGCTAAACTTTTACATGCCAGAAATTGTTATCAAGTATTAGGGAGAGATTTAAACGCTCCTTCGTTATTTGTTGTTTGTTGGACTGAAAACGGAGAAGCTCTTGGCGGCACCGCTACTGCTATTAATTTAGCCAAAAAACACAATATACCAGTTTTTAATTTATGCACTATGGATAGTATTAAACAACAAGTATTGGAAATAGAAAATGCTAATAAATAATATAAGTGATGAAAATATCAAGCGAAAGATTAGTAAAGTTTTAACGGAACTAGATTCTGTCATAGAAAATTATGTTAACGTAAAAACGCAACATGATCAAGCGGAAAAAGAATATGATGGTCATTCTTGGGATTACCACGGAGGATCATATATAGAAGAAATGGAAAAAGCTAAAGATGAGGTTAAAAAACTATTTTTAAATGCCTCTGAATTATATGCGGAATATAAAATATCTATAAAAAATAAAATATGAATCAAAAACTTAAAAAATTACTAAATAAAATTTCGGATATTTCACATGAATCAAGATATGTAGATTTGTACCAATTTGGTAGCAGCACAACAGTTGATAATTTTATTAAAATAATTAAAGAAAAATCACAAGATTTAATTGATCCTGTAATGTCATTTGATAATGATGGATATGAAGATGGATATACTTATCTAAGAATAGAAGGCTATAGAAATAAATCTAAAGAGGAAATAGAAAAAGAAAAACAGCAAATTATAGATATACATAATCACGAAATAAAACAAAAGAAAATTTTAGAGCAAGAAAAACAAGAAAATGAATTAAAGCAATTAGCTAAATTAAAGAGAAAATACGAAAAAAACAAATGTTAAACTTACTTTTATTTATAGGCTGGAGTTATCTTTTATATAGATTCGGTCGTAGAATAGAATTGGAACAATGGCTATACGTTCCAGATCATAGAATGCAGTATAAATACCGTCTACATTGTCCTCAAATATGGCCCGGAAACGAGAAATAAATGTCTAAGCATGTTATCGGAGATATCCACGGATGTTATTATACTCTATCTAAATTGATAGATAAAGTATTAGAACAAGACAAAAACCCGGAATTTATTTTTACCGGTGATTATATAGATCGTGGCCTTTATTCAAAATCCGTCATATCATTTTTATTAGATTTAGAAAAAAAATATAAATGCACTTTTTTACTAGGTAATCACGATGATGTTTTTAAATATTTACTAGGTCTGTCTCATGTCACTAATTTAGGTGATTATATTTTTGGAAAAGTTACTACTCAATCAATTTATGACTGGATGCGTGTTCACGGAATTAAACAAACAATAGATTCGTTTGGCATAGATAATTTAGAGATGTTGCCCGAGATAGACGATTATTATTTAGATTTCTTCCGTAAACTTGAAATAGGATATATAGACGATAAGTTTTTCGTATTCCACGGTTTTTATCCTAATCAAGAAGTTCCAAGAGATATCCGGTTTATCAAAGGTTCTCAAAAAGAGGAATTAATATGGGGGCGTTTTGACGAACTTTTATCGAATTACAATAAATATTCTCAAAAGTGGGATAGAATAGGGATATTCGGACATACTCCAACTAGATATATCACTGGCAAAAACGAACCTCTAGTATTGGATAAAATCGTAATGATAGACACAGAGGCTTATAGGGGTAGTTTTTTGACATCGTATAATACAGAAACCGGCCAGTTTATACAAGTACCAACGGATAAAAGAGACATTTTATGAAAGATAAATTTTATACTAGTAGAATAGAAAAGTCATATATTTTAAGAATAAAAGAACATTTAGAAAATTATCCTATTGTAATTCAAATAACTGATAAATATGATGGTTATTTAACCCTTGTTAATAACTATAAATCATTTTGTAATTTCTTTCTTAAAAGATTAGAACATATTTTAGGTTATTATATAAGAAAACCGGACGAACCCAAAAAATTAGAATTTGATAAAAGCTTGTTAGATAAGCTTCCTGAAGGAAAAATAAAAGATAAATACAAAGATGAATTGCGTCAATATGAAATAGATTATCAAGAATATGAAAATGATTTGGAATTGTATAACGACGCTGAAAACGCCATAAAAAATAAAAATGGCGAAATTGCATTTTTTATAATTAATCGGCGTAAAGATTATGAATACGAAGGTTTAGAAGTACATTTAATGAAATATTATGAATAATCTTAACTTTGACGGTATTAATGTATATGATGTTCTCCATTTAATACGTTTAGACATGGATGAATTATATTGGAATAATGATAAAAATCAAAGTAGACTATATCATGATTTAGGTTTTTTGCTTTTGTATGGTATTGAATTACTTGAAAATAATATCAAAATATGGTCTTGGAAATGGTTAAGTAAAAACGGTAAACTGTGTGATTACGTTTATAGTCCAGACTTTCATTTTTATGATCAAATAAGAGAAGCTGGATGCACGATTAATGACTATCAAATAAAAAGGAGATAATATGGCAAAGAAAAAGAAACAAGATTTAATGACAGATGAACAAGTAGCGATAGTAGTATCTAACGAAGGTTTAGGTTATGCTATAACAGGCTATATGGGATCGGAAAATTTTGAGAATAAAGAACTTGCAGAACTTTGGAATCAAGCTAAAGACGTATTAGATAAAATTCAAAATATTCTTGATGAGGCTTGGGTAGAAGGAGACGAGATATGATTATTAAAGTTACCGGACAAGATATTAAAAAAGCAAATAAAAACAGAAAATCTTGTATTTTATCTTCAAATACTTGTCCTGTTGCTCAGTCTTTAATGAGAGAATTTCCTAATTTAAGTATATTAGTTGGTTATGAACATACTCATATAGGTTCAAATATAATTGATAATACAATTAGAATGAAGCGATTTATTGATAAATTTGATAATCGTAAAAAAGTTAAGCCTTGTAATTTCAGGATTAACGTATGACAAAAGAAGAAGCAGTAAACTATATTCAAGAAACAAATCGTATGATAGAAGATTGTAGACGTAGACAAAGTTATATTAAAGAAATATGCCCTCACGACTGGAGATACGAATATGATCCGGCTGGAGGAACCGATAGCGGTTGTATTTGTATTATTTGTGATTGCTGGAAAAAGAATATATGAATATTTTTACTAAAATAAAAGATTGGTGGAAAACTCATTATAGATATTATGCTAAAGTAGTATCGGTGTCAGAAGTTCCATATTTTGCATATAATGATTTCGCTAAACAATCTTGTATACGAAGAGATTATATCTATGAATTAAAAATAGTCAGGTATGATAAACATTCTAGTCAAGATTATCCTATAGGATCAGTTTTTCGAATAAAATTTATCGACGATCCTATTTTTGAAAGACCGGACGATTATAATAAAAAGCCTAAATTATTTGACAAAATTGTATATTACGATTTAAAATATGCTGAAAGAATTGGTTAAAATTTTAATTTGGTAAAACAGGAGTTAATATGACGATAAGTATAATGTTTGTTATGTTTTTGTCTACTTTTTTTCTTTTAGTTTTAATGTATTTTTGTTTTACTATGGGAGTATATGCCGGTATAGATAAGGAATACAAGTATTCTCTACGAAAGAATCCAATAACAAAAGAAGAATTATGGAATCTAGACGTTACGATTGCGGAATTCATTTATCCAAGATTAAAAGAATTTAGAAATACTGCACACGGTATACCTGAAGAACATATAGATGATATGATTTTTGCTTTTGAAACATATGTACAGCAAGGTTATCCTAAATCTATCAATACTAAAACTAGAGAGGGGCGTAGAATTAGACGCGGTATGTATCTTTTTTATAAGAATTTTCCAGCTCTTTGGAATTAATTAGGGATTTATATGCCTCTTTATACAGCGTTATGTGAAGTAAATTGTGGTATGGACCCGGATGGTAATTTTGACATATTTGAACAATATGTAACTATAAATGCAAATGATCCTAGAGACTTTTTAGTCTTGTTAGAGGAAAAATGCGGCTATGGTTATAGCGTCAAAGAATTATATTCTAATCACAGAATTGAAATTATTCCTAGTGACATAAAAATTAAATGGGATAATAAGGTAATAAATGATAAAATTTCTAAAAATTAACGAGCCATACGGTTGTTTTTCAAACTTTTCTAGACATAGCGTAAAAACGGCAGACGGTAAGGTATGGCCTAGAAGCGAACATCTATATCAAGCGTTAAAATTTAACGATGTAGCTGTCCAAGAAGGTATCCGTTCTATTGCGAATCCAAAAGAAGCAAAAGAATACGGTTATCAATTTAAAGATAAACTACGGCTAGAGTGGGAAGATGTCAAATATGGCACCATGCTATATGTATGCCGACTAAAATTACTTCAACACAACGATATAATGGACTGTCTGCTATCTACGGACGATCAAATGATAGTAGAAAACAGTCTTTTTGATTCAACGTGGGGATGCGGTAAAGACGGTAAAGGATTGAATTTGCTAGGTAAAGTATGGGAAGAATTAAGATATGAAATTACCAAAAATAATTAAAAAATCAGATATTTATATAAATGAAAATATGGGTAAATATTGTAATGAAAAACTTATCGAGGCAATAAATGAAATTAATAGTAAAGTAAAAAATGCTACAACTTTTCCGGTTCATATTTTTTTTACATTAAATACTTATTCTAATCAACAATTTCTTAGCGAATTTGACACTTTGTTTCAATTAATTAATCTTATAAATTCAGCCGGATGGCATTGTTCTATTATGAGAGAACCTTGGAGTGATATAGCTATAAGAGTTTCTATATCTGATATAAAATATATAAAACCGGGCTTTATAAAAAAATATTGGTATGGAGTGGAGGTTTTTAATGCAACTAATTGAACTTAACGGTTATTGTAATAGATTAGATACTTTGACTGACAGACTTTCATGTAATGATTTTTATCTTAGTGATATGTTTTATAGCATAAATAATAAAAAAGTAAAATTTATCTATCATATAGATCAAGAAAATAATCTCTTTGTGGGCGGAAAAGAGGGTCGAGGTAATTACATTCAAGAAAACGACGAATTACTTAATTATATTTATCAGGTTGAATCAATAGAAGATATTGAAAAATTTGATAAAATCATCAATATGATAATTTTAAATAAGAAGGAAATATGAAAAAAGTAGGAACTAAATTTGTATGCGTTTTTTCTAATATAAATATGAATATGTATTTAATAATCTCAAACAAGAAAATACGATCTTTAGACTTTAAAAAAGCTTTTCAAATTTATGCAAAAGATAATGAAATGGATGATATAGATGAAATCAATAATTGTTACTACGAAGAAGCTTTAGAATATGGATTAAAAAAGTTAAAATATAAAGCACAAGTTTTTGATTTTGATGACGGAGATATTTTATATGATATCTAAATTTTTCACAAAAATTCGTGATTGGTCAAATTCTTATGGTGATACCTATCATAAAATAGAGCAATATCACTTAGACAAGATGCAAAAATATCTTTCCGACTTTTCTAAAGTTGAACAAGAGTATATCATCAATTACGGTGATTGGGGACCGTTTAGTTCGCAGCGTATGGAAAATGCGGTAAACGAAAAACAATTTAAAACCAAAGAAGAAAAGTCTAAATATAGAATACAATTAGTAACTTGCTCTTTAAGATATCGTGTTATGAAATCTAGTCTAAAACTAGAACTGACACAATATCAAGATTCTAAAAAATGGTTTAGAACGGAGGTAATATGATAAAAATACACAAAGAAATCAAAAAGGCTATTTTAGACCGATACTCACATTACGATAAAAAAGATATTGAACTTGTCTATTACAAAAATATAGTTTCTCCGGATATTACTGTTTATATAGTTAAACGAAGATGGTATGATGAAGGGGACGATATTTATAGATATGAAGGTGACATAGACTATAATTATGATGAATCATCAGTAGGTATATCTGGAAATACTCTAAAAGAATGTAAAGAAAAGATAAAGACTTTACTAAAAGATCATATAAATTATGAACATAATCAAATTAAAAAGTTTATAAGAGAAATATAGCATGACATTAAATCAACTTATCAAATATTGCAAAAAGAATAAAATATCGTTTAATAGTGAATTATGTTTAGGACTATCTGATTCTTTTGTTTTACAAGGATTTGAATTCACTAAAGGAGTCATTAAAGGAGAAAATATTGAGTGGGATAGCGAATCCAAAAAACAAACAAATATTATTGCTTTTACTAACAAAAGACCAACACATAAACCATAAAAAAGATTTATGATAAAGCACATAAAAACAAAATACAAGACCGTTTTTCAATTAAATTATAGTTTGCATTTGAAAAACGCATATACAGGATGTGGCAAAGGAAAGTGGGACTATAAAAGAAGACATAGACTCTATCATTTAAATGATAAAATCGCTAAATTAAACATCAAAGAATATTATCAATCTATAGGGAGTATAAAAAGAAAAATAAATTCACTCAAAAAAGCAAAAATATACGGAAAACCATTATTTAGAAAATTTAAAATCATAGAAAAAATTATAGAAGTAAGATAATTTAATAAGGATTCTTTTATGCTTCTTGATGTAATCGCGGTATATTTTTCAATAGGTTTACTTTTTAGTATTATTTATTCTGATACGTTTTTAATTAGACGATACAGGCTTCTTTTTGCTATTAGTTGTTTATTCATTTGGCCTATATGGTGGTTAATTTACCGATTTAATAAATAATATTCTATGATAAATTTACCAGAAGGTTTTAAAAATAAGATTGTATTAGACACCAATATAGTTGATCTGCCTATAGACGTATATTCGGAAATTGCATACGATTTATGGTCTGATAAGGAACTTGGTAACGATGTTTGTTATTATACTTTTAAAGTAGATAGTGAATATTGTATAAAATATTCTTTATTAAATAATTATCTTAAGAATCTTGGAATAAAAGAATGTTTAATACATCATTCTTGGTAAAGCCGACTAAAAAACTGTAGACCGAGCGATATAATAACGTCGGATCAATATTGGTTTCATGGTAATTCTGGAGAGATTAATGAGGTTAGAAATTAAACAAAATGGAATATCGCAAGAAGATTTAAACCTTATAGTTGATAAAAGGATTAATATTTTTATAAAAAAAGTAGCGGATATGTCAAATGATCCTAGAGCAAGTTTTGTTAAAGCGTATTTATTTGATGTACAAGATTCATATACTAAATTTAGATTTGATAGTATTATGGTGCCATTAGTTGAAAGCAAGGGATATTATTTTTATAGACGCGGAAGTTGGGTTTTTGTAACAAGAAATAGACTTAATATATTACAAAGATTGTTTTTGTTTTTAGAATGTGCTTATGGTTATTAATACCAAACAATGATTAGATTATGAGAAAATTAAATACTAAATTTAAAATTTCAGATATGCTACATAACAGAATACGTTGGTTATATAAATTTAGCACCGAATTTCCTATTGAATATTGGATTAAAAAATATCCAAATATTACTTTAAAAGAGTACGGTGAATATAGAAAATTTGCAGGCAATCTATATGAGTTTATCTATGATATAGAGGAACATGATGAGGTCAAACAGGAAGAAATATACAAAAGAAGGTTGATTTTTTTCTTGCAAAAACATTATGGAACTAAACACTGGAAAATGCTAGGTTATAAAATATATACTCCTTTATATGATATATTAGAACAGTCGGGAGTGTTTATATGAATATCGAAGATTTTTTAATTATAATTTTTCTATCTATAGCTGGCGTAATATTCGCTTTACTTATGGGATTATTATTTAGCTTGCCTTATCGTAGAGAAAGTATCGGACCCGTGCCTTTTATTCCTTCCAAGAAAGAAAACAAATGAACTTTCCTAATTCCATCGAAAAATTTGAAAAGCCCGATTTATTATCAGTTTTATTAGCTGTTCATCTTACGGTAGACGGAGACAAAGGAAGGCCGGTAGAGGATCAACAGAAAGATGTTGAAACTCTTGAATACGCATTAGCACACTGGAACTATCATCCAAATAATGATTTTTCTTTTTGCGTCAAAAATCTTATCCAATGCACACTAGAACAATATTATAATTCTGAGTGGCACAAAGAAGATATGATGCTTAATATAGAGGGTAAGTTTTTTAGGTGCCGTTGTGGATGTAATTGTTTTAGAAAATCTAAATTTAATTCTTTTAGATATAAGTGTAATGCTTGTCAAGAAACCTATACGAGCGAAGAATGAAACCAAAAACATTACAAGAAGGTAGAAACACCGGACAAATGGTAAACGATTATGCTAAATATACTCGCGGCGAGATATCTTATGATCAACTACATTCTAACATAAGTAAAAGCATGAATTTTGATAAATATAAAATCGATAATTTAATCACTCCAACACAAGTTGCTTTAAATATTCATAAACAACAAAATCAAAAATTTGAAATAACCGATAATCAAAAGAAAGATGTAGAAAAACAAGTAAAAACAATAATAGATTATATTAATACATCTCTTGGTAGTGCTACTCATTTACCAAAATGCATTGCGGAATTTTCTACTACATCTAACCAAGGCGATGTTGAATATTTTCAGTTTACACAGATTAATAGATATTTTGAGCAAGAATGGTTAAAGGCTATAAAACAATTTACCGATGCAGGGTGGTATGTAGCGTATCAGATATATGATACCGACACTATATTATTTTATGTTCAGGCCGATCAGTTCCCTTGGATAAATAGAAAAATTTTTAAAAATGGATGGAAATATTTATGAATAATCGAAAAAAAATGCCTAAAGTCGCAAATATGACTAGTTTAGATATGACGTGTTTTTATTTTTTAGATGCTGTATCAAAATATTCATACACAGAACAAGAAGAGTGTTATCATAACGGTTCTATTTATAATGAATATCATACTGACTATTTTGATAATAAAGATGAAAATGTTCTTACTACACGAAATTGCGGATGGTCTGATAGATATGATATTGATTATATTTTAAGAAGTATTCCTAAAAATTATTACTGGACTAAGACTTATAATAAAAAAAGAAATAAACATTATTTAGTTTTGATGTCTAATCAAGAAAGACAAAAGTTTCAAGTTAAAATAGAAAAAAATATATCTATGTATGATTTAGAACAAAGTCTTTTAAGATTACTATGTATGAAAAAAGAAAGCGAAATAAATGCCAAAAAATAAAAAATTACCAAAAGGATTTAAAAACGTATTAGTGTTAGATACAATAGAAGCTAAATTACCAAAAAAAATAAATGATGAAATTTTTGATATATGGCAATACCATTGCTTAATTAACGATTATTGTTTTTATAAATTTACAGAATATGATGCTGAAGCATATCCTAACACATGGAAATATTTACAAGAAAACGGAGTTTCGGAATGTTATATACATAATTGGTGGTAAACAGGAGTACTTATGATAAAGATAAAAGTTACACAAGAAGATATTAATTTAGGAGTAGTTAATTTTTCTCATTGCCCAATAGCTAGAGCCATTAATAAAAGTGGCGTATATAGAACTTTGTGTACTGGATTAGAATTTATTGTTGTAGAAGAAATTATGACAACTAGACCCGTTATCTATAAAACACCAGAAAGAGCAAGGCGTTTTATAAGAAAATTTGATAAAGATAAAAAGTCTGTAAAACCTCAGACCTTTAAATTAACAAAAATTCTTAAGGCAATGTAATATGAGGCTCGTTCGTATAGCGGTTATTATCACCGGCTTTGAACCGGTAGAGCAAAGTTCGAGTCTTTGACGGGCTATTTATGCAATATACAAAAGAAAAAATATTAGACAAGTCTCGTTTTAATCCAATGAAAAACAAAGCAAACTATAATCGTAAAAAATATTATACGACATATAATGATTTAGTATTAAGTTTTAACGATGAAGTAAAAACTTCAAGAGAAGATTTAATAGGATTAATTCTTTGTTATGACGACTGTCGAGGCTGTAATACCGCCGTAGATGATTTTGTGAATGATTTAAATAATTTAGGATATAACGTTCAATTAGATGGTTATAATTATATGACGGTCAGCACTAAACCTTTTAATGATCCTACATTCCTCGATAGATTATTTGTTAAAAATAGAAAAATATACAATGCAAATACTAATTAAATATTTTTATTGCGATTGTGGATATTCTGACGATTCTCATTGTGGTGAAACTGAAGGTTCGTTTACATTTCCGGATGATATAGATCTGTCTAAAATAGAAGATTATTGGTATGAAAAATATTGTCCTTTTGATAGTAGTTTTATCTCCGCGAATTTTGCGGTGAATAATAAGGATAATCTCCGCAGATGAATAATTGTCCAATGTGTAGAGGTTTAGGACATTTAGAGCCTTTTATTTTTTACGGCGTAAAAGCACAGTCTTATTGTACGCTGTGTAACGGAAGCGGAGAATATAAAGAACAGACAACGCTTGTTCAACAAGAAAATGATAAAGTATCTAGTATTAAATTAAGTTCTTGGAACTCGCTAAGAATGAATGTTATTGAACCGCCGGACTTAGTATAATGGTAGTATAATTGATTCCAAATCAATAGGTGTAGGTTCGATTCCTCCAGTCCGGATTATGAAAATTATTCAACTTTATGACATAGGAAAAGAAGACAGAGCTACTACCGCGTTATATATAGATTCACAATTAGTTATGTTTGGTGATTACTATCATGATAAAATACATTATAAAATTGCTGGATTTACTATAGCTTTAAAATACATGAAAGTAGAATTTTCATTTAAAGAATATAAATACGAAGAAGAATCTGAAGACGGTATTCCTCCAGATGTTTTACCGGAAAAATATAATAAATAATATGCCAAAATTCATAGAAAAACCTAAACAAGTAATTGCTCATCAATGGTTTCCGCCGGGACATGAAAAGCATGATCCTTCTATATTAAGTGAATACGGATATGAAGTAGGAAAAGTATATACGTCGTGGTCTGATTTATATTGCGTTGATCTCGGTGAGGGGGAGACTGAAATTTTACCGGGATATTGGATTGTAGAGTCATACGACTATTATGAAGGTATAAATCGTTATGTTCTTTTAAGAGACGCTCAATTTAAAGAAATGTATGAACGGGTTACGGAAAAATGAATAAAGAAAAACTAAAAAACCGAGACGACGTTGTAAGAGATACTTTTAATCATATTAAAAGAGTTGGTACATTATTAATGGAGATAGTTACGGATTTACAAAAAAGAGCTATTAACCACGATACATCTAAATTTTCTGAATCAGAATTTCCTTACTTTGCCGAGGAAACCCCAAAGCTAAAGAATCTTGTATATGATTCTGACGAATATAAACAGTCCATAAAAAATCTTGGACCTGCATTAGAACATCATTATTCTTGGAACGATCATCATCCAGAGTATCATAAAAATGGTATTAAGGATATGAATTTAATTCAATTACTAGAACTATTATCTGATTGGCGGGCGGCTAGCGAAAGACATGCGGGAGGAAGTTTAAATTCATCTATTGATAAAAACGCGGCACGCTTTGGATATGATGATAATATGATTAATCTGCTTAAAAATACCGCTAAGTATTTGGGGTGGATTTAGGATAACAAATGGCAGAAATTAAACAACGTCTTATGGATATATCCGCTAACTGTAGAGCAAAAGGAATGACTCATGCAGAAAACGCAATACTTGACGGTTTAGATTATATTAGACTTTTAGAATTAATAATAATCCGTACAGACGCATTAAATAAAATTAAAGATGAATCATCGGAAGATATATTAACTCTTCCCCATCTTTGTAAATTAATTAAAGGATATAATGAAAAAGCCAAATGAAGTAGATATTAATAAAAATAAAAACGAGATTCTACGATATAGATTAAATAATATAGAATATGATTTTAATTATCGTCTTAAGGAGATTTTAAAATATCCATTTGAATATTCTATCGCTCATCATAGAGATGGTACAGACTTACCAGTTATCTCTTTATTTTTAGAAAGACTAAAAGAAAACGGATGGTTCGCAAAAGAACTACGTTCATCTTATATCACTATTCTCCTAATCTCTGATAAAGAGAGTGATATCTTAGAAACTGAAACAGATAAAAAACCAAAACCTGCTAAAAAATCATTTGTCGAAAAATGTATGGAATATTGTTTTGGACCGCACCATCATGGTTATTAACGGGAATTATTTCACCGGGGCGGTGAAACTGAGGTAAGGAGTAAATAATGGCGACCGGCGACTGGTACATAGACTCACTACGAAAATCCGGTAAGAGTGAAAGTACTTATAATTTAATTGAAACAATTCGACAAATGAATGAGTATATTATTCGCCTTGAAGTAGAGAATAAAGCTTTACGAAAGGCGTGCGAAAAAATTAGAAACGAGTGGACATCAAAGCATATTGCAAAGACCGCTTTGGATTTTGCGGTTGTAGAAGCTATTTTAGCTCTTGGTGATTTTCCTAGTCGCGATCGCCTATAGAGAAACTTCATTAAGTGCCAGATTTGTCACGATTCTTGTCGCGATTCATTTTTTACAACAGTTATAGGACTATAATTGCGACACTTTGTCGCGATTTCTGTCGCGATTCGATTTGGGAAAATATGAAAGAAAGTTTAATATGAAATTGATCGTTGGTAAAAAATATTATTTTCAAACGGATAGTGGCCCTCCGTCTGGTAATTTACACAGCGGAATTCTCTCTGATTTTAGAAAGCTGACGAGGGGAGAAATAAATCGTTTTAAATTACCCATATACGAAACCTGTTTGCCGGGCGATATTATAATGAAATGGAAAAATATAAAAGGTTTATTAGACAAAACCGATCCAGATATAGAAGCAAACGAGTGGTGTCACGAAGAGGACTTAATTATTTATAAATCTTTGAGTCACGCCAAGAATAAATTAAAAAAAGAATATAAACGAGAAATAAAAGAAGCTAAGGAAGATATTGATAAACGAATTATATTATTAGACAAACTTAATTCCATAATATAGTTTATTTCTATAAGTCCTCTTTTGCTTGATCCGACCCAACCCCAAAAGCCCTTTAAACCGCCCCTAATAAATTTTTAAAGTCAAACGGTGGCGTGCACGTTTTAGAGGCAAACATTTATGGTAGACAAATGTAGTCAATGTCAGGGGACGGGTTGTAATCGTTCTTTGCCTCCAATGACAAAATATATGTGGCGAGCTTGTTCTAAATGTGACGGGTCGGGATTTTTACCGATATTATCAGGATGGGTTCCGGGTAAAACGTCGGCTATATATCAAAGACAAAAAGACGGATCAATTATTTGGGCGGGTAAAATCAAGGTTTATGTTTAAATTGTTCTGTAATTAAGTCCTCTAATTTTTATCGCTATCAACCTTATTTTAAAAAATACATAGAGTAAAAGATAGAGATAGAGAGATAGTAGTTTAAGTACTCTAATTTTATAGGAGGGGTTAATGTGCGTATCAGCATCCCACCCCCGGTTTCGCACCCCGAAAGGCATTACCGATCCACCCAACAATACCCGTACACCCTACCGAATAGTTCGTAAGTGTAGTAGTAGCAAGGGTTTACAGATTTTTTCGTCGATTCGTTCCGTTTTCTTGTTTCTTTCCTTGCATCGTTCCGATATATCGGGTAGACTTGTGTATCGGGTTGGGATTGACAAGTGAATATCAAGGAAAGGATTCGGATGCGATCCAATCGGGTACGCTCTAGAATCTTTCCGGTATACGTTTGGGCGGGTTTTCACCTTCAACCAAACGATATACAAACAACAAACGACTATCGACGTATAGGTAGAAATACCTATATGTCTGTTCCGAGTTTGTACCCTTCTCGATTCTAAGGGTACGGTAGTCTGTTAGGAGATTGTTATGCTTCTTGAATCCTTCATCGCGTCGTTTGGTAAGAAGTCGGGATTTGATCGGGTTGTGGCCGATGCTAGTCGTCGGGCTTGTGTTCGTGCTAACATTATGCGTTCGTCGCCGATTTCGGACGAATGTCTGGAAGAAGTTATTGCTGATTGTTCGGCTGACGTTCGGCTCCGCATCGTTGAACGTTTCGACTATGATTCATCCAAGGGTTCGGGTTCTACTTGGGTCAATGCTATCGCATGGTTTATCGGTTCGAATCTTGTTCGGGATGCGGTCGGGGAGTCAGCCTCTACCGTCCGGAATGTCCATTCCGATTCAGAATGCCGTCCGGGACAAGCTTGGGACCGATTGATTCACGATCACGGTATCAAGGATACCCGATCGGGCACCGATCCGGACATGGCGGATCGTCAGATCGATACGATCTCGGATTCCGTCCGAGACAATCCGAGAATGTCCGAGTTTGTTCGGATCGCTCGCGAAGAGTACACCAAAGACTCTAGTGCAGGCGTCAAGGGTAGAATTGCGGAGCGTTTGGGGGTTTCCAACGCCCAAGTCAGCCACTATCTGAACGGATTGGCTGAAATGATTGATTCGACTACGCTTGCCGAATCGGTAGCGTAAACAAATAGGATAGGCTAACCGAAGGGTTAGTCTAGCCTTTCCCGTAGTTTGCAATAGGGTAGACTATGGTAGGAGTTTGGATTATGAAGGATCGTTATACTAACGTCGATACCATTATCTCGGATTCCGAAACCTATAACGGTTTCAAGTATTCTGACAAGAAAGTGAAGTTTGTTAAGTCGCGATTCTTGGGGGCATCCCAAGAAGAATGTATGGATTCGGTTTATCGTCGGCTGATTCTTTCCGTACCGATCGGTGAAACCGATAAGTCTATCCGGTCAATCGGGCGAACATTAGGGTTTGTTGTGGATGGTCGCTCGTGTCGGCATGAACATGATTGTTGCGGGTGCTATTTCGGCGGACCCGCTACCATTGTCCGGAATCGTGCGGGTGATAAGGATATCGTTATCCTTGAAGAAGGTTTTTCTCGGAATGTCTAGTCTTTTCGCTATTCTTGTCCGAAGGGACGGGAATAGTTTTCAACCCCGATACAATAGGGTGTCGGCTTAGGAGTTTGTGCCATGCGGGTTATTCACGTCGCGTATTATAAGGACGGACACTACGGTTTGTGGTCCGATATGAAGGTATCCATTTCCGATAATGGGGAATACCGAACCAAGTCGGCACCCGATGAAGTCTATCCTGATTTGCATCAGGCTATCCTAGTCGCCGAAGGCTACGATTCCCCTGAATGTCCGGTTATCGTCGAATTGTCCGACCCTTGCCAGATTCTTGCGTTTGGACTCGATCTTTCCGATATCAAGGAGTGATGCGATGCATATCAAGATTCTACCGTCTTCCGTTTGTTTCAACTCGTTCGGCGGACGTTTCCGGTTTTCGGATTTGCCCGCATCGACCCGAAAGGCAATCCGGTATTGGTATCGTACCGCAGGCTATCATCCTACTTGGTCGGTCGTTACCCTCTAACAAATACCTAACCCTCGCAACGTGCGGGGGTTTTTTCGTTTCTATAGTCCTCATTTTTACGCTTTTTTAAGCAATAATACGAAATTAAAATAAATAGTCAGCCGCTCTAAAAATGTGGCAATCCCCGATATAATCTTATGACCGCTTACAGCGTGAAACTACTTTAGCTACTTTGTAAAAAATATATTTATTTGCCCAACAACTTAAAATAAAAAAATTGCCGATATAATAAAGCATGGAACCGCAAGTTGACGACATTATCCGAATCGCGGATCGGCCAATTTCCGAAAAACTTCTTCCGGGCGATGATTTCTCGGATAGTGGTTATCCGGGTAGTCAATTCCGGATTCTTGCAAACGGAGGATTGGGTCCGATTATATCCGTGGCGGTCAATGTTAAGATAACCGGAAAAAAGACGGTTATGTATAACGGAGCCTGCTGGCTGCGTTGTCAAATTGAGTTTGTGGGGGATTGTGAACCCTCTACATTCTGTCACGGTTTCATTAAACAACGATTCTAATAGGATAGAATAAGTATGGGATATTCTTATACCGTTAAGGCTGGACATTCCTACGATTACATGCTTTCAATCCTGCGGGCGAATGAGCCTTCCGATGGTCCGTGTAACCAATGGACGTACAAAGGGCAGAAGTATTTTGAGGAGTCTAGTCGCCGCGAACATGCAGACGGTAGGATTACGTCAACGGTATACCGAACCGATGCTAATAATCTCTGCCAAAAGGTCGGCGGTATTCTGATTTCGGCGGATGGTACGGTAGTCCGTTGGCCGACAAGTTCTGCGGGGCTACGAAAAGCTGCTAAAGATTTCTCGGACGCTAAAACTCAACTTCATCTTCCTATGAAACGGTTTGTTGGTTAAGAACTTTCTTTGTAAGATATAATAACGTAATGGTGGTTTCAAGGTTTAGACCATAATCGGGGACGTAGCTGCTCTACCGACAAAAACCGAAAAAAGATAGGACACAATAGGGTTCGATTCCCGTGCTGGTAGCTGAGTGTTCTATAACTTTTCGGGTGCCGCGTTCCCTGCGGTGCCCGTTTTTTATTTAGTCCTCATTCTTACAAATTTTAAGCAATAATAGAAAATAGTTTTTCGTAGTCAGTGGATTAAATAATACGGGCGGCAAGATATAATATAGTGACTATGGCGTGATATAATCTATTTAACTTATTTTGTAAAATATATTTTTATTGTTGCAATGAATTAAAAAGAAACCCCGTGAGGATATAATAGAGAGTACCCAACCTCAACTCGAAAGGTTATCATGGACGAATTTGATTGTACGGACGAAATTCAGTGTGAGGAATTTTACGATGATTCAACCCTTGATGATTGGGAGGACGATCGAGAGGATAGTTTTCCGGATTGGTCCGATGCTGAATTCGATGAAACCGATCCGCACGATGATTATGATCCGTCCGATGGTAACTTTTAGTGTCGTCACTTAAATTGGTCCGGAATTGGGTAAGATAGAGAAAATATAGCTGACATAAGAAAACAGCCGAAGGCTCCTCTACGCCAATTTAAGTTCATTCCTTGGAAATCCCGGTGTATGCCGGGATTTTCGTTTACTGATTAAATTTCTCAATCGACGGATATAATAAAGTATGGAAAACTACGATGCTGTTCTGGCTGAATTCTTGATTGTTCATCAGAAAAAGATTGGCGATTACTACGCTGAACACTTTAAGAATTTGACGCCGGAAAATTTGGAAATTCGTAGCGGCAGCCGATATGATAGGATTGTGAGAGTTGGTAACGGTGCTGGAAACGGTTCAGCTTGGGCTTTTATCGACCGAACAAACGGCGATATTCTGAAGCCTGCTAGCTATAAGGCTCCCGCCAAACATGCCCGAGGAAACCTTTTTAACCGCGAATCTTGGGAAAAGATTACCGCATACGGTCCTCCATATCTAAAGTAATTTAAGGGGTTTAATCCCCTTTTTTATTTGCATAATCTAATCAAATATATTTTATCGTTCCAATGAATTAAAAAATAACATACATAAGGATAGAATATAGCATGTTTATTATCTTTCGCAAAGTTACTAGCGTTAAAGATCACTATTCTAGATCAATTAACGTTGGTCCCTGTAGTATCGAATTTAAGAAAATGATTTACACTGTCAAAGATAATAATTTGGCAGTCGGTATTTTTCCTGAAGAAACCGATCGTATGCCGATTATTGTTTTTAATCCAACTGTTGATTTTGAAATCTCAGAAACTTGTCCCGACGATATCGGTTTGGTTAATTTCTAGGCATCCAAGGATATAATAGGACATGGAAAAGATCAAAACTCAAGAAGAAATTATCCAAGAAGGATATCAGGCTTTCGTGGATGCTTTGAATATTGATGATTGTCCGTATAAAACTAATGAAAATATGTCGGCTTGGAAAAAGGGTTATACCGAAGCCGAAAATGATTATTTCGATGCTTTGGACCAAGATTACGCTTAAATATGCCATAGGCAGGATATAATAGACTATGCCAAAAGCACTTGAATTGAAGCCGGGAACGAAGTTTCGACTTAAGATGCCCGGTATTAGGGATGTTGTTTACATCCGCCCGGAAGTAGTTTCTGATGGTCCGGTATTGTGGGTGGATAATGGAAAACTTTACTGTTCTTGTATGGGCAACTTTCAGACATACTTTTCCGACAATCCCGAAGTGATTGTAACCGACGAAAAAATCACGATCTAGACGATACAATAATGTAGTACCGGGTCTGCATCCTGAACAAAATAAAGGAAACCAAAACCCGACTGAATAGTTATTGGCGGTTTTCTCTGGTCCGCCGTTATATCACCAAAACCGGGAATCCATGTCTGCTCGGTATGAAAATACCGGGCGGATTTTAGACGGTCGCCCAATACGTCGTAAAAATCTACCATCTAAGGATACAATAAACCATGCCAAAGAATCCCCAACCATCCGCAATTATTATCTACAAATCTAGTGAAGTGTTTGAGGATGCTCATTCTTCTGATATGGACTTGGAGAATCCACACAACATTTTTGGTCAATTAAATAGGGACGGAGGATATAATTGGGGAGGGAATGATAAAACTCTTGTGGCTGTGCATTGGGTAGAAAATTACATTAACGCGAATGATCTTTCAACGAACGATCGGCAGCGTTTGCGTAGTTTGCCAGAATCGGCCTACATTGATCTTGAAAATTAGCCTACGGCAGGATATAATAGATTATGAAAGTTATTATCTATACATTCTTTGGTAAGGTTCTAAAGGAATTCCCCGTTCCTGATAATCAAACGCACCATGCAACATTTGAGGAAGCTAGAGAGTGGGCACTTTCTAATTTAGATTTCAATAAGTGGTGGATTCGAGTAGACTGAGGGGCTTTAATTCCAAAGTCCTCATTTTTGCATTTTTTAGCATAAATTAGTAATTACTTTTTGACAGTCGGCAACTTAAATAATTGCGGCGGCGGATATAATATATTGACTGTTGTTGTAAAAAACAAAGCAAAATAAAAAGCGTATCGCTACGCCTTTGTTTTTTAAGTAACTTCTTTCACCGAGAGAACTTTAATCAAATTTGGATCACAACGCAACATAAAGAAAATTTGATAAAAAGCACGCTTGCTGAATAATTCGGCATTACTAGACATTCCCTCCACATCGTAAACTTTGCGGCCTTTTTGAACTTGTGCGATGAATTTCTTCATACGCGATTATATCGCAAGCAATCGGTAATTTTATTAGACTGTCTTTTCTTTCCTATTGAATAAAACTGTGCCGTAGGCACGATATAATGATCTATGAAAGAAACCTTCACTATCGAACGAAATGGTTTCCGAATCACTGGCGAAATTAAGCCCGCTCGGAATAGTTATATTCGCACCCATGTAACGATTCTTGATGATCGTTATGGAAACAATTCAAATTCGGCGTGGGCGGATGCCTGCGATGAAGTTTACAAGATTTACGGTGCAAGTGTAACCGAAGATAACACTGTCGGTCAAATTGTGCAAACGTCCGGTAATGCCAATCAATACGCTAATACTCCTGTTCGTGGTCGATCATTCCAAATGTCGTGTAACCTGTGGGGAAAGAAGGTACGCGAATTGCATAAGCGTATCACCGATGCTATCAAGTGACTTAAAGGGGATTTAATCCCCCTTTTTATTATTTTAATTTTCCTTGCTACTGGCGTCACCCGTCATTGTATTCTATCATTGTTGCGGGATAATTTTCCCGCTTTTCTTATCGCTTAACGTGGCCTTTTCCGTTACAATGTTTACAAGTTTGAACGCCGTGAGGATAATAATACTTTCGTCCAATACCTTTGCAATGTTGGCATTTCATGGATGATTATATCATCCAAATAGAGTTTTTAACTATGTAATATTCTTAAATCTCAGCCGGTAGGCGATATAATATATGACTAGCTACTTATCTAATAGTAATATTTATTGAAACAAATTAAAAACTAACCATAAGCCGATAGAATAGGCATGAACGAAAAGATTAACACCAAAAACGATGGCGACTTGGGATATTTAGCGTTCTATACTAAAAAGGGAAAACGAGGCGAAGTTTGGGCAAAAACATCGGCGGATGCTCAAAAAATTGCGGCGGCTTTTTGGAAGGTTAAAAAGTCCTACGAAGTTAGTGTCTATCTTTGTGTGCGATCTGAGGGATCGGAAGTCGTCCATACGTCGGTGGATTAACTTGACGGTGCCTGATATTATCTAAACAATAATAATTCTATTTAAATCAACTTAAAAAATCCGCTGGCAACGATATAATGTTGTGTAACCACAAGGAATTAACCGATGCGAATTGATCCCGACGAATTTTTTAATGTTCTTTCTCGTTATATTGAAGAAGTTGCAAAGGATAAGATTCGAGATAAATTTAATGAGAATCACGGATATAGTAACTACGGCACCCGCGACAACCTTCATGAATCTGAAAGAGAATTGAAGGCTATGATTGAAAATATGATGCGTTAAGGATAGAATCGGCACTGCCGATTTGTTGTAGGGTTTACCCTACCGTCAATACTGAGGCTGTTACCCGACGTTAAACGTAACCAGCCTTCCTTTCGGCGGACGCTGAATAAAGGATAGACTAATCCTTGATAAAATAAAAAGTAGCCTATGGCATGTCGAAAGATTGCCAACGGCTTTAACAATATAGTCTAGAAAACCGTTAAGGGTTAGTATAGGCTACCGATTGGTGCCTCTTAACAGGCTCGCTAAAATAACCAAAAGGGACCGTTATTCTCCGGTTAGGGCTTTGACCCAACAGCCAAGAGAAATCTTGGATAATCGGAAATAACACTATTTCTATGATATAATATAATGACGGTAACTTTGTAAAAGTAACATAAAAAATTTTGCCATGTAATAAAATAATCCCATAGGGATGATATAATACATTGTGAAACACCTAGACAAACTTATTCAAGAATACGGCACGGATGGTATTTCTTACCTTCTTGAATCCGTTATCCATAAAATTCCCGATGAGGATAAAAACAAAAACGGTTGGGAAAAAGAATTAAAAAAGGTGTCGGATGATCTTAAACTCTCACTAAAGGAATACCGTGAGTCACAAGGTTAAATTTTACGCAATTGATAGCGGCGAACCTTCGGCGGGCATCCTTCCTTCTTTCGAGGAAATCGAAATTAATTTTGTCCATAGTGGTCCTATGGATTTTGAGAAGGAAGATTTGGAAAACATCGCTAGTTTTTTTAGCGATTTCTACAATGGTGCCCGAATTTTGTCGGAAAAGCAATATAATGATATGATCGAAGCGGAAAATAATTTGCCCGAGTTGGATTAAAACGCCATAGGCGAGGATATAATAGAGTATGAACATCGAAATCGTCCCGATTATCCGAAAGCTTAACGAATGCCGATATGGAGATATTGTAAAGTTTGTGCCTTCAGATGGTAAAACTCATACTTGTTTGGTAATGTATCAAGGCATGGTATCTTTTAATGATCCCGAATCTACTTGGACTTATTCTTCGCAAGGCGAAGAAAATATAGTCGGAAATTATGAAGTCGAATTGGTCGGACAACTTAAACTTTCATCGTAACACGATAGAATAGAGCGTAGCAACTAAGCTACAAACCTACCGGTGGTTTACCGGGGAATTCCTAAAAAGGAATTAAACATGCAGAAGCGTTTTGTTCGTAAGATGGTTTTTGTTGGCGGGCAGTATCGCGGTTGGGGCGTTATGGATACTCGATGCTGGAATACGCCGCATTGGGTTCGGGATGTGTACGGTAATATCATCGCGGTCGAGGACGAGGATAACGCGGCGATGGTCGCAGATAATCTTAACTACGATTTTCGACTGGATTTGAATCGTGATTTGATGCCGATTATGTAATTTCTACGAAAGATAAAAATGTTTAAGATTGAATCTCGTTTTCCGGAACAATTAACTTTGGGTCAGGCTGTTAAGAGGGGAGGAAGTTTTATTTTTAAAGATAGCGAAAAAGAGGATGCTCTTGCTATCTTTGAAAACGGAAACGTCGTAGCTATTTTTAATGACGGGACTTTTACTACCGATATCTCTATTCTTCGCCACCGAGACTTCTATCCGTGTTCGGTTGAAATTAAGGCTCTTTTGACAAATTAATGAAAGTGGCTAGAAAGTGGCTAGGTAGAAATACCTAGCTTCTTATTTTGCACTAATCAAATTAGCCTGCTTTAAAAACGCCGTAGGCGGGGATATAATATCTTATGATTATCCAAGACAGCCGAACGCCGGAAGAAAAGAAAAACACCATCGGTTATGTTGTGGGAACGGATAAATTTTTGTCGGGTTGGGGATCAGCCCGAGGAGGATCATCGTTTTTTGCAGTCTCTATCACGAATCACGAGCATTTAGATAGCGTTATGAAAAAGATGAATAATCATAGCGATTTTAAAAACGTTCGATTTAATTTGCGTTCGTGGCGTCCAAAGGGTGAAGGACACACTCACATTGTTGGACCAACTAAATCAAATTGCTGGTACAAGTGATATAATAGCCTATGGCATATAAGAATAAATCTTTGATTGCAGCCTGTCTACTTTTTATTCCATCGCTCGGTGCGGGAACCGCTGGCTTCGATTGGGATAGATTCCTTGCGGCTTTGCAAAAAGTTGAATCCGGCGGGGTAAAAAATCCCGATACTGCTGTAGGCGATAACGGAAAGGCTTTAGGTCGCTATCAATTGCACCAAAACTACGTTTTGGATGCAAAGGCATACGACGGGACTTTGGTAGGCTCTTATAGGGATATAGCTACCCATCCGGTAGACTCAGGTAGGGCAGTGACAGCCTATCTAACACGGTACGGACGTGCCGATATTGAGGCGGGAAATATCGAGAATCTAGCTAAAAAGCACAATGGAGGACCGACCGGCCATAAGAAAAAGGCAACAGAAAAGTATTGGAAGAAGTTTAAAAGCATCTATGATGCGATATAATCAGTTATGAAAAAGATCGATCACGAAAATGATGACAAACTTTTTCTGAAAAATTCCACGGATCGGAGAATCCATTGGACAAATTGTTATCCGAAGCGTGGGCAGAGATATAAGAAGGTTGGTTGGGCTTTTGAGTGGCGGAATAACGGAATTCGCCGACCGAATAATTAAAGTTTGCTGTCGTCTAATGGTCGGACGCCGTAGCGGAACCTACGGAAATGTAAGTTCGAATCTTACCGGCAACATTTAACAGAAAGGATATCGAATGAAGATTTCTGCATCAGAGGTTAATCAGAATAACGGTTTTTCGTGGACGGACGCCACTGTACGTGGAGGCAGTTATGTTTTCTTTCGTACTATAATGAACGAAAAGGTTCTTTCCATTGGACATTTTGAAAAAGGGGTTCGGGCGTGGTTTATCAGTCAGAATGAACCGTCCTACGGTATCGGTCTTGTTAGTGCTAACGATTCATCCTACCGCGATCTTCGCTTCTTCCCGATTCAGGAAATGAATGTTACTTATAGTAAATAACCAAGTTTGATTAACTTGGCGTAAAGAAGCCTCTCCCAAAGGGGCTTTTTTTATTTTTAATCTGCCTTAATAAGTGCCGCTTGCAGGATATAATATAGTGACAGCCTACAGCGTAAAATTATTTAACTTATTTTTAAAAAATATTTTTTCTTTCCTCTAGCAATTAAATCCTAACCCCGTAGGGATATAATAGGGTGTAAGCGGTTGTGCTAGCCAATTGACTTACTAGCGTGCGGCGGCTTCGATCACGACGTAACGCGAATCCATGTATCGAATAGTGGTCTTTCGTCGATGTTTACCACGATAAAAAATAATCCGAGAGTGAAAGAGTTGGAGAACTCTGACCGTACTCTGACGTAAAGTTAAACTCATGCCGCAACGTAGCAACGGCTAAAAATAAGGGCGACGGCTTAGGGATTAGTGTAGGCTCCTAAGTTTGTATTGATAATCCGATCTAATCAATCGGGCGATAAGATTGTGTGATTAACAATTTTATAACGCACTTGGACAGCACTCCCCGAGGGTGCTGTCTGTTTTTATAGTCCTCATTTTACCGCGTTTATTTAAGCAATAATTATAAATAAATTTCGATCAGTCAAAAAGAATAAAGTGAATTAAATACGCCGTAGGCAAGATATAATATCTTATGTACCATTATTATGAACCCCGATTTTCTGTCGATCAACTTCATAATATGTATAAAGAAACGGGTGAAAAGTTCGTAGGATTTATTCATACTCAAAACAGTAATAAAGAAACTGTCAAGGTTTCTGATTTAATTACTGAAATTCGCCGTATGTATAAAGAGATTGCCGTTTATAAGGAAAGAGATCAAAAAACTGCCGTAGGCTGATATAATACATTATGAAAATCACATTTACCAAAAATCCTAAGAATATTCCCATTCGCCATTTGGAGCCGGGCACTATTATTAAAGTGAATTGCGGTGCGGTTTATATTGTGCCAGAAGAGAGTTATATGTTTGCTCTAATTCTAGAAAACGGATGTATTGTCGGCACCGTTTATAATATGGAAAATTTCCTATTCATTGACGATCGTGATTACGAAATTCTTGGTAAAGTTTCGGTAGTGATGTGATATAATTGCTATCGCAAATAAAATAGAGCGTCTGTAACTCAGTTGGCAGAGTAGAGGACTTTTAATCCTTTTGTCGTAGGTTCGATCCCTACCAGACGCATTATGATTAAAATTAACAGACCGAGACTTCGTATGTTTGTTCCTTTTGATGAAGCAATTGGCAGAGATGCTTACGTTTTTCTAGAGTGTGAAAAATATCCTTCCAATGTTTATCTCTGGAATGCAGGTAATCGAATTTTAATTGAATTTGGACACGGCGTTGCTGCTATGAACGAAATTCAGTCTATTCCTTATCGTGAATTAAATTACCGAAAAATTGAGCGTCCAGAAATTGTTATCAATTGTAAGTAATTTTGCGTAGCAAAAATCTATGTTGTCGGTTAAAAGATTTAAAGAGACGGATATCTAGAAAAGCAATTTTGTAGGCTGGAGCATCCTGCTAGTAGAAATACTGGCGGGATTTTATTTTTTGATCTTTCTTAATTACTACCGTAGGCTCGATATGATATAGTGACTGTTACTTTTAAAAAAAGTAACACAAAAAAGAAAACGGATATTTTACTATCCGTTTCTGCCTATACTCCATATGTATACCGTCCTTATAGGCTTAAGGGATATACCGACTTTAATTTTAATTCGCAGTCGAGCGAATACCGAGCCGATTTTACTCTCCCGGTGCGAAGTATATTATATCTTGCCACAAACGAATTTTAACCAATCACCAAATTTTATTCCGCACATTATCTAATTAAATTTTCACCCCGTAGGGATATAATAGATCAATGCAAGAGATTAAAAAAGTTCTAGACTACGAAAATTCTTTGAAAACCGGCGATAAAGTTATTGTAAAATGGACGAATAGTTTTAATATCTATTCGGCACCAGCTATTGTTTCTAAGATTAATTCTAAAAGTTTTAGAGTTAAACTGACTGGTGGAATTAAGGGACTTTACCCTGTTGGGCAAGAATTTCCTGTTCCTCGATTTTTGGGTTCTGGTTGGTCGGATAACAATAGGGTGTTTCCTCTAGGTTAGAAAGATTCGCAAAAAAGTTTCAAACGTTAAAAAGACAACGAAGGCTGGATAGAATAGGGTGTGGCGAGCGACGATAAGGGTGTTCCGAATCCTAGCCGCCGAAATGGGGAATGTTTCCCCGAAAGGATTTGAGTTATGCGTATTGTTGAGAATTTTCCGTCGATCGTTCGTGCAGGTGCAGGTGGCAAGGGCCGTGTTGCTGGTCCGGTAACGCAGGGGCTTCGTACCCTTCAGCCGGGTCAGACCGCTCAGTTTGTTCTTGGGGAGTCGCCGTTTGATAACGTCTCGGATTTTGAGACTATGGCCGCTAAGGTTCGTCAGGCTGCGAATGTTAAGAATCTCGGATTCCCGGTGGCTACTCGCGTGATCGCATCGGAGCAGTCGGTGTATGTTCGGCGAAAGCTGGATAACGAAGTTCCCGATCTCGCGGTCGTCCCCGCTCGGTAAAAATACCGAACGTCACACTCAATAATTCCCGGTAGAAATATCGGGATTTTATTTTATCTACGGAGTAAACATGGCGACAAGAATTGTTTATCGTGTAGAAAACAAGAAAACTGGTAAAGGTCCGTATACTTGGATGCATAAAGATAGTTCAGAATGTTTTGTAAAACCTAGCGATCATACTAAAACTATTTTTGGTACTACGTCACTTAAAAATATTATTTATTGGATCGATGAGCATATGAGGGAAGAAACAACTCTAAAAGGTTGTCATGTTGCTGCCTATCGCGTAAAACGTGCTAAAATGCTGCTGCAACCTCGATTGAAGTTGCCGCGAAAAGAATATGAAAAAATTTCTCGATATGAATTTCGGGAATGTGTTTTCGATATTTCTGCGGCGGAAAAAATCAGCGGAATGTCATTTAAAAAAGCACGACAATTAGCTTAAAAAATTTACCCGGTATCATCCGGGTTTTATCATTTGTTAATCATTATTCTAAAGTCCTCATTTTAGCAAAATTTAAGCAATAATTAGAAACAAAAAATAAATAGTCGGCAGTCTAAAAAATTACCACAAATAGGATATAATATCACATGAAATATACCGTTAAGAGTAATCGTTGTAAAGGTTGGACTCGTGATCAGCTTGTTAGCGGTCTTTATGTCGCCAAGCTAAATAGTAATCGTAGTTTGGCTGAGCATCTTGTTATGTATAGCGGAGGTAAATTTGCTATTTACAATTCTGTAAGTTCACAAATCGATACTATCGGCGGAACAACTTTTAACGAGGACTATCGTTTCTTTCCTGTTGTGTCTTTGAATGTTGAAATTGAGGAGTAATTTAGATAATCGCCTACCGGCGATTTTTTTTGTTTTTCAATTAAAATATGTCGCGTAACATGATATAATATAATGACGACGCCTATTATAAAATAATAAAAATTATTTTTTACCGTTGATTAAAAACACCGTAGGTACGATATAATAAGATATGAACCAACTCTCTATTAATATTTATCCAGCTCCATCGGTCCAGCCGGTTTATGAGTCTCTTGATTATACTAGTAAGCGTGGTATTTATAAAATTGAGGGTGATGCTGAATATCCTTATTATGTTTTTCTAGGTAACTCTACTTATCATGTCGCACAGCGTAATAATCTGCACCATTCTCAGAATATGGAAGGTCTGAATAAGGGAGGTTTTAAATATACCTTTATTACCGATGAATATTCGGTGAAGGATAATAAAATCTCGTTTGAGATTCCCCAAAGTAAACCGCTAAATTTGAAAGATAATCCCCCAAGTCCGGGAACGATGATTCAGGTAAACATAAGTGGTGATTACAATACTGATATTTTTATTGTTCCTAATTTTAAAACCGACCATCCTGCAGTAGTTCGTGGTAATAGAATTGTTTATTCTGTTTGTACGTTCGAAGAGTGGATGAGTGCAGCATATGAATATCGAATTGTTGGTAAAAATTCCAATTAATTAGATATAATACTACATGGAAATTAACCCTGTAGATTATCAAGAACATATTGATATTGGTTATGATGTTATTTCGTGGCATATTGCCGCGTATAATGATAATCCAGAATCTATCGCTAGGCCGGGTAAAATTACCGGTCTAGTTGATATGCTGATGGATACTTTGTCGGACGGTGTAGAAAATCGTAATGATGTTCGTCAGTATTTTATTGAAATGTTTACAAATCGCCTAAAGGAACGCGGATATATTTTTGTTTAAAAATATCCAAATAAGGATTGATAATGGAAATTAAAGTTAAAAAAATATCTCTTAAAAAAGTTGATGATACCAAGTTTGTTGTTGGGCAAATTGTAAGATTGTTTTTTAATAATAACAGCTACTACGCTATTATTCCGTATGTATTGGATGATACATTGTCTATTTATGATCCAAGAAGTAAAGAATGGAGATGTGAAACTTGGACAATGATTAGAAAACACTATCTCTATGAGATTATAGACACTCTTACGTTTGTAGAAGAGTAATTTATTTATTGCGGGTCGGTATAAATACCGAAGTCTTGCGTACTTAAAGGAGTTAGTATGTCCTCAGAATCCGATAATTTAGACAACGATTCTCTATCTAGTATCCTCTACGATCCTTCCTTCTATCTTGGCTGTATCTGTGGCTTTGTTGTTTCTTTTCTTTTTATTGTGGTTTTCTTCTAATAAAAATATACTCATAACTGTAGTAAAAAATATACTCAAAGGATACATATGTCAAGTGTTACGTTAGAGCAAACAAATAATTCAAAAAAAGTTATTCCTCATTTAGAAGTGTCTAAGACTGACGGTATTTATATTGGATTTGATAATAATAGGTATTTATCTATTGGTGGTAATATTTTTACTTTAGATGAGGATAATAAAATTAATTCATCTCAAAGTGGTAGACAAGGATCGTGTTTCCATACTCTTTTAACTACTGAGTTTACTATTGAAAATGGTATTGCTGTTTATATTGAAAATCAAACTAGTTTTAAACCTTATACTATTTATGAATTAATTGGCGGCGACAAATTTGGTGCTGTTTTTATTACCGGAAATACCATACATCATCTAGTATTTTATATATTTAGTTCCTTTGGTGGCGATAAATATTCATTTGATCAAATAAATAAATACTATTGTAAACAGCTTGGTTATTCTATTAAAGAATTAGGTTCTATTAAATATACGCCGTAAAGTGATATAATATATTATGGGAACATACGATTGTTTTAACGTGGTTGATTATACCGGTAAATATCCTTATAAGTCTTTTACTAATATGGAGGAATGGCGTAATCATAACGTCTATATTGATGTTGAGGATATTTATGGTATTAAGATTAGTATAGGCGATCCCGCTCCTATTAATCGCCGCGAATTGTCTTTTGCTGAGTCCTTTTGTCTTTGGGCGGATTTGATTAGTTATATTCTGGCGGTTAGTGCTATTCTTTTGTTTTGTGTTATCTTGGCGACTATTTAATAGTCCTCAAAAATACACTCCATTAACTACTCTAAATGCAACCAAAAAAGAAACAGTCAGATAAAAAAGAAAAACATGGAACTAAGTATATATATAACTTAGGATGCCGATGTAAACCTTGTTTAGAGTGGCGTAAAAAGCGTCACGCTAAATATTCTGCTAAGCAAAAATTTAGATTATACTACTTATCGGATATAAACAAAAAAGACGAGAAGAGTAGTTAATATATAATACTTTGCCTTAAATTTGTTCCACGTTGGATACAATGTATCTAAGGTAGATATAATAAAAAATGAAAAAAATAATTAAATATGAAGCGTTTAATGGTAAATTATTTGACAATGAAAACGATTGTCATAATTATGAATATATAACAAAAGCAATTACAGAACTTAAAGAATCTTCTGGCTTGTACAATATTGATTCTAGTGGCTATATTCCTAATTCTGGTAAATGGTATACTCTCGCTTATCGTTTAGGTATTGATATTTTGAGTACATATTATAAAGACAAAACTGATTGGATAGAAATGTGGAAGAATAATCCGTCTGGTATAATTGGAAGATTTTTGGAAGATTCAAGCAATCCAGTATCCACTTTGTATAGTTTTATTATTTGTTTTGATAAATATGGAAATCTTTGGCGTCAGCCTTATTACGCAAATCTGTCTGATACTAAAGGTATCGAATATGCCTCTAAAAATTGAAGAGTTGTGGGATATAATAATTTATGATTCAAGAAATTAAAATAACTTTTCAGCCTCTTCCGGCTAACAAACTTCTTCCCGGAACCGCTGTAAAATTCCATGAAGATGGAAAAATTTTCGTTATCCCTAACCAAAAAGGTTTTAGGGGTGTTTGGATTGAAGAAGATGGATCATTGGTTGGTTCTGATTATTTATGGATCGAGTCGCCTCATTATAATAAAACAGAATATGCTATTGTTGGTTATATTAATGTTCAAATTTAAGGAGTCGTTATGAAGATCAGTGTTCTACCCCATAGTTGTAAAAAAGAAGCTCGATATCTGCCTCCAAATACTATTGTAAAGTTTCCAAATAACGCGGCTTATTTCGTTGTACCTAGCGGGGATGATTTGCCGGGTGTATGGCTGTCTGACGGAACTACTCATGGTGCAATTGACGTTTGGGGTGATTCTAGATATTACGACGATACCAATTATACCATTGTTGGTATGCTAAAGATTGAAATTTAAGATAAGTCTTTAGTAGAACTGGACATATATGCTAATTGGATAGGCAAGCTCCCTTTCAAGGAGTTGGTCCGGGTTCGAGTCCCGGTATGTTCATTATGAAAATTAAAATTAAAAAAATTATTGATCGTGATATCAACGACTTAACTTTTAAACAAGCTATTAAGAAAGATGGTGTTTATTATATTCGAGGATACCACAATGAAAGATTGATTGTTTTAAACGGTCAAGCTATTAATTGGAGGATTTTTGACGTGTGTGTAGACGGCAAGCATTTAAATTCTGTCTCATATTCTTTTTTCCCATCGGAAGAAAAAATAGAAATGATATTTGACGAATGAATAGTTTTAAATATAATCCTGAATTAGATACTTATCTTTGGGGTGATCTCAATAATGGTATTGGTTTATATTTTGACAAACTTACGTCAAAATGGATAGCAAATGCTGTTGTTAACAACGATATTCATTGTATTGGTGATTTTGATTCGTATTGTTTGGCAGAAAATGCCGCTATAAACGCATATAAGGAATTAAAAGATGGAAATTAATATTGTAAAGAATCCGCCTTCTAAAAAGTGTAAAGACCTGCCTCCCGGTACTATTGTAAGGATTAAAGCAGGTTATCATTGGCTTGCTATTATTCCTAGTTGTTCTTCTAGTTTTTATGCTATTATTAATGAGGGATGTTCAGGCAATATTACAGGTTCAAATTGTATTTTTAATCATTCAAGTTTTTATCACGAAGTTCCTTATGAAATTGTTGGTCAAATTTCTTTGAAAATTTGATAATTGAAATTCTCTAAAGCGGGCTAAAAAACCAAACAATAGGGATATAATAGAGTATGAGACTTGAATTATGCGGTCCTAATACTCATAAATATTATTATCGCACAGATAATGGTAAAAAGGTTTTAGAATATTATCCTGATGCTTGGTCTGATCTTCCGTTTAAGAGTAAATACTGTGATTTAGTGTCTACTTATTTTGATTTAGATTGGACCCCTCAGTCTAAATATCAAAGCAATCTTGTTTGTAAAAGAATGAATAAAGAAAACGGTAATGTATTTTTTGTTTGTAATGGTCATCTTGTTAGAGAAAATGTAGAATTCGCTTAAAAAATACGCAAGGTTGATATAATAGAATGTACCGGCTTATAGCTCAGTGGTTAGAGCAATCCCCTTATAAGGGATAGGTCGATGGTTCGAGTCCATCTAGGCCGATTATGAAATCCAATATTTTAAATATTTTGCTTGTCGCCGCGTATTCTGTGATTGTAACGGGCCTTATTGTTTTCTCTGGATTTTCTGTGCTTTCGACACCTATCTATATTTGTTGTTTAATTCTATTTTTTATTCTAGGTTACAATTTTGACACTTTGTTTTGGAATCCTTTGTGTAGCTTGACCAAATAATATTCCAATCTATCTATGATAGAATGTAATCTATTGAAAGGATTTTTAATATGACTGTAAAAGAATTTATTCAATTTATTATAAATAACCATAAAGGTTTTGATTCAAAACTAAAATTTGATATGATTTATAATGGTCATTCTGATTTTATGGAAACGTTTAAAGCGTCTGAAATCTCTGTTGAAAAAGACGTAGACGGTAAAGAATATATTCTTTTAAATCATCCGAAAGAAAGTTAATTATGACACGCCCAACTAAACGCCCAGATAAGCCTTATACAAATAAAGAAATTCTAGAAAGAGTGCATCAACACTTTATTGTTGAAAAGAACCCGAAGTCAGTACTTGTACTTAGCGACGGCATAAATAAATGCGTTTACGGAAAAACCGGTTGTGCAGTGGGCTGTCTTATGACTCTGGAAGATGCTCACTATTAGATCATGTTAATGGTTTTGATTGGGGTTCAAGTATTAAAACTGTAAAGACAGACAACAACAATATTTACCAAATTTATTTTGGGGATGGTTCGCTTGAATTGCTACAATATCTTCAAAATGCTCATGATTATAGTTTTGATATTTTTGAAGTTCAATTCAACAATATTAAAGAATCTTTTAATATTACTTAAAATATTGAATTGAGATGATATAATATATTATAAGACTCCGTAGCTTAGCTGGATAGAGCGGTCGGTTTCTACCCGACAGGTCGGGGGTTCGAATCCCTCCGGGGTTGTTTTATTATGGATATTTCCTTTCACCTTTTTCAAACATGGATTGAATCATTACCAGATGATACGGTCTTTGATTATGGTAGCCCCGTATTTTCTTTAGAAGCTCGTTTTCTGGCTTCATTAGTCGGAAAGAATATGAGTGTTTATATTCCTCCGATTGGTAGGGGGCTGGTTCATTCTGGTCATGTAGATATTGTCTGGCCTGACGATCATTGGTTTTCTCAATTGGCCCGTTTTTCATACGGTAATAGAGTTAAGACTTTAGCACAGGCTAAGGGTTTTTTAGGATTTGCTGCTAGAAAGGATATTAGATAAAATGGGAAATAATAAAAATAAAACTCCGCTGTTTCCTCATGTTAAAGTAAGTCTCGTTGGAAAAGAGGGTAATGCTTTTTCTATTCTTGGAGCAGTTAAGAAAGAGATGAAGAAAAATCAAGTTCCACAGGAAGATATAGATAATTTCTTTAATGAGGCTATGAGCGGTGATTATGATAATGTTTTGCGTACAGTTATGAAATACGTTAATGTCAACTAGGAATAATTATGTCTAGACCAATGAATCGTCCAGAAAAGCCTTATACTCGCCAAGAGATTTTAGATAGAATAAAACAGCATTTTATTATTGAAAAAAATCCAAGATGTACAAATAAAGGCGAGTGTGTTTATGGTCTAACCGGTTGTGCTGTTGGATGTTTAATGACTGATGAAGACGCGAATAGATGGGATAATATCTATAGAAAAAGTGATTCTGATATTACTACTATGTCTGAAAAATCGTATATTTATGATTTTTATTTTAATAAAAATGATATTGCTTTTCTTAGAGAACTACAACGTATTCATGATAATTTAGATGAATTTAATGATCTAGAAAATAATTTGATTGAACTGACGGAAGAATACAAGTTAAATTATACTAGATATACGATATAATAATCTATGAATAAGAATCGCAAGCCCGCAACAAGCTTTTCGGCGGATTTTATCAGTCGTATTAATGTAATTGAAAACGCTGTCGCTATTAGCGATGATGATCTTTTATCGCTGGTTGGATGGTATGATACTATGGTACAGTATTATACTAATCGTAAAGATTCTACTATGCGTTTTGACGCCTATATGAAGTATGATCGATATCACGCTATGATGATTCGTAGAATGGAGAAGTAATGACTATTTATAATCCAAAAGCAAAAACTCATAACGTAACTATTTCAGCACAAGAAGTTATTAATCTTTTGCAAAAATGTATTAATGAGTCAAGAGATTGTGATGTAAGAATCTGTGTTCCTTATGCGGATGGAATAGGATTCCAATTGCTTCCTATTGTTGATATTCATGCCTGTGAGGGAAGAATTGATATTGTTACTACAAAGTTTGAGTAAAATTTTAATTATCTAGATATTAAGAATACCGTCGAGTTTATCATTGGTAAGATTAAGGAATTTTCAAATGAAAATTGAACATACAGATTTTGGTAACAGAAAATATTTAACGGCTTTGACGATTAGAGAAAAACGACAGAAATTTTATAAATATTATAATAAAAAGAGTGTAAACGATCCATCAGCAAAAGAGATGGGGTTCTGTGTAGTTGATAGTAGTGGAAATATTTTAGATGTAAATTCTGATTTTGAAAATATTAGTATTGATATTTGGAAAGAGTATGTTTTTACAGAATTTCACGGAAAACTTATCATCCAAACGGATTAAAAAATAGAACGAGACGGATATAATAGATTGTAAACCCCCGTGTGGTGAAATTGGCAAACACTGCGGACTTAAAATCCGCCGCCGTTAATAGCGGCTTGTCGGTTCGACTCCGACCACGGGGACTTTGAAAGGAAAATATATGGATCGTCTAGCTAATATTGGATGTGTCGGTATTTTGTTTGTCTATGGTGTTTATTTTACAGTCGTAGGAGCTTTGATTAGTCTTCTAGCTTTTTGGACGCAGAATAATCTTGCTTTTTGGGTAAGTCATTCTAAGGGTACTCCAACAGACGTTCCTTATTGGCTAGCTTGGGTAGCTTCAATTCCAGTACCGTTTACTTTTATTGCTAATATTGTTTCACAAATTGCTCGTTTGTTTGTATAGTATGAAAGGTTATAACAAAGCTACGGCGGCACGCCCAAACGCCGTAAGTGAGACTAGAGAGATCGGGCTTAAGGGTTCTCGTTTTCATACTATACATTAAATATAACACAGATGCCTAATAATAGGCGGTTAAAACTATCTTGCGGTTTTCTCCCGTAAGCTAAGGCACCTTTCCCTGTTGATAGTTACCCGAACGGAAATCTTGGTGAAAAACCAAGCTGTGTTTTTATGAATATTGAAATTAAAGAAAAACAACTTCTACCATATCGTCCTTTTAACGATATTTCTTATCGCTATAATCAATGGTTTTACTATTCAAAGTGCGGTAAAGAAGATCACGGTCTTTGTTATGTTACAGAAAAAGGTGTTTTTTCTGTTGATGTTCTAGGAATTAGTTTGATTAACGATAGAACATGGCAAGATTTTAAATTTCGTTCTTTTAATGGTGAGATTACTATTAAGGTGAATTAAATATGCTGCCTGTAGATAAAATCTTAGATTATCATCTCAAAGAGCATAGAGAAGAAATGTCTCTGCTGGCGGCGTTACTTGGTAACGATAAAGAAGATTTAGCTGGTATGTGTGCTATTTCTACATTGGAATTAGGTAAAATTTTTGAATCATATGGATATAATCCGTTATATTGCACTACGGGTAATCATTGTTTTTTAATTGTAGATGATTTTATAGTAGATGCTACGGCGTCTCAATTTGGTTTTGACGATTGCTTATTTGACCTTCCGGATGAAGAATTTGGTTATGAATTTTTTCATGCAGATTCTAAATATTTTGAATCGCAAGAAAAGTTTATTCACGCTTTATATCAGTGGCCTACAACTCAGCATCCTATTAATTATAAAGAGTGTTTGAAATCGAAAAGTTCCCGAATAAATCAGGATTCTATGATCGGCGTATAGCTGAGATTATTCATATCGCTACCCAGCGAAATATAGAACGCGGCACATATGAATACGGATATGAATTTGACGTGGGTTTATATTGTACCGACAACGAAATCTCGGAAATTGCATTAATTTCTTCCCGTGCTAGGATAGAATTAGCTAATGAAAATCATCTCTCCGTTTAAAGATTATTATGATAATGCCTCCAGTCGCAAGATTGATGATGGTATTAAGTATTATCGTAAAACTACTACTGATACTATTAATGATAAAAATATTCCCCGTAGTTCTACTCGAAATGGATATTGGTCTAATGGATTTGATTTGAATTTTATTGGTTTTGCGGGAGTTGTTTTTCCTTATCTTTCTTTTTATGAAAATGATAAAGTGATTCGGATTGATTTTGATCGGGATCGTATCCTTAATAATTATAATTACAAAACTTGGGAAAACAAATCCTTTGTTGACAGGCTTCATAAATTTATCGATGATACTTCTTTGTTTGAAAAATATGGTGCTATTTTTGAAATACGTTCCGAACCTTATCATTATTCATGGACTCATCAGCTTACTATTAATGGTAAACTTCCATTTGGTTTTGTAAAAGTCCTTGGTCCTACCGAGGCAAATGAAATGCTTTTTAAATATCTTTGTAATAAAAGTTCTAGCGGTCCAAATATTCCCGAAATGAAAAACGATGATAAGATTGTACTGGCGGGATTTAATACAAAGTACTCATTTAGAAAAGAAAAGCAAAATTGATCTATCTAAAAAATCTAGCTTATAGGATATAATAGCATATGAAAAATAATTCTTGGCTTGAATGTTTTACGGCGATTCGAGAAAATATGGCGGTTAATTTGTTCGCTGCTTTATTTCTCCTTTGGTGTAATCACCAAATTGGTGTGTGGGCAGTAACTATTGTCTCATCCTTCATTCTATTTAACACTGTTGCTAGTATTGTTTATAAAATTGAAATTGGTTACTATAAATTTTTGCTGGCCGGTTTTGCTGCGACGTGGTATCTCCATCTTTTTGGCGTGATCTAAATTTTTGCTGCAAATTATTGAAAGAATAAAATGATTAATACTCATAAGTTAAGTGAAATTTATAGCTTTGTTCGATACGTTCACGGTAATCAATTTAGAGATGACGACAGTTATTATCTAAATCATCTCACTTGGGTAGCAGATAGTTCTTCTCAATTTATGGGTGTTCATAATAAATATTACTCTTTTGAGCAATATCTTTACGCTTCCGCTGTGGGTTATCTCCATGATTTTTTTGAAGACTGCCCTCATCATTTGCTTCAGCATATTGAATTAGATGATTTTATCTTGGAAAATATGAGGATTTTAACTAACGATAAACACAAATCGCTAGAAGAGAGAACTTTAGAGTTTGGGCGGATCGCGGTTGTTGTAAAGGTTTTTGACCGTATACATAATCTTCAATCCTGCGTAGGAGTTTGGAAGCCGTCTCGTATCAGAAAGTATCTAGACAAATCCTATAGCTTCCTAGAGGCTTTAAAGAAACGGAATCAAGACTTTTTTCCCGAACAAGAGTTGCTTCTTCTTTTTCAATGGCAGCTAGATGTTGCTGAATTAGCCTTGGCTAAAATTAATTTAGAAAATTCTGTAAAATAGTCAAATTATTATAAGATATATAGACTACTGATTTAGAAAACGATTATCAAGGCAAAAGACATTTATCAATATAAGTTTATTATATAATTGTTAATTAAATAGTATGAATATACTAAATAATTACTAATAATATACAAATACATTTATATCTGTTCCGTCTAACGGAACACAGATTAAAAATTCCTAAGTCTTAGATATAATTTCTTATGGAAAAGAAGTACAGAATAAATACTGATATTTCCATTACTTATGAATTAGTTAATGGTGATATGATAGAATTGAATATACCTATAATTGGTAATATCTATATTGATCAAGGAAGTTGGGATGATCCGCCGGAAAGCGAAGTGGAAGTAGTATATAATGGGACAGTAGAAGAATTAAACGATCTTATTTCCTCTGAAATTGATAACGTTGGTCAGGAAGTAAGTATTGATAAAATTAATCAAATTATCCATGATTATGTTTGTGAAAATTGGGAAGATGTAATTGAATAATTGCAGTAACCATAAACTAGTTTCTGCAGGAGAAGATATAGAAATAAAGGTTCTATGTCAAAAAACCACTCATGAATGTATAGTAACTTTTATTTATAAAGATTATACTATAATCAAAAAAATTAAATACGATTTATATATGTTCTATTCTGAAATAGTTGATGTAAAAATCACAACAAAAATTACATATAAAGAATGCCCGTCAGAATATTCATCTGAAAAAGATGTAGAGACGATTAACAGAATTATTTCCGATATAATTAATAACTATTACACTCCATGATTTACCAAGAAACAAAAAATAATAGCGTCCTTACGATTGATTTTGATAAGAATCCATTACATCCAAGAAAAGATCAAGATAATATTGGCGTAATTTATCAAATTGGATTAGATAGATACAACATTGGTGATAAAAAGATAACTTCCGAAGAGATGGAAGAAATAGCCAATAATCCAGATAATTATAGACTTCCGATATATTGCTATATTCATAGTGGTATCACTATCTCTCACCGCCCTTTTAATGATAATTGGGATAGCGGAATGCTTGGATACATTGTTATCTCAAAAGAAATTTGCGAAAAAGAGGGTATTCCGTTTTCTGATAAGGATAGACTCGGAAAAATATGCTTAAATGAAATTAAAGAATATAATGCTTATTTAATCGGTATGGTATATCAATGGACAATTAAAGACAATAACGACTGGATTGATAGTTGTGGAAGTTATACTTTCGAAGGTGACGCTATAACAGAAGGTGCCGATAGTTTTAATCGTTATCTAGAAGATAAAAGAGATGAAATTCTAGGCTATAAAGCAAATTAAAAAATCAAATTGTGTCGATATAATACGACATGAACAACAATATGATTAACATTGTGTCTCATGGCGGCATTCGTTTTAGCGATCGGTTTTTTGATATCCGTCGTTTTGCAGATACTTTCAATAATCTAAAGGAAGTATCGGGTCCGAAATCTACCGAAAATTCTCCGGAATATATTTACTTTTGGTATCTTCGAAATTCTGGTATTGTTAATTTTCTTGAAGACGGAACTCTTTTTTTTAACTTTAATGTTAATAGCGGTGCTTTTACCGGTGATTCTCTTATGAATACGGTTAAGTATCTGAGCCGTTTTTGCAAGGAAAATTGTTTCCATGAAATGACGGTCGCCGGTTTGTCTGGTTCTCTTATGAAGGAAAATCGTATTCGTATTACCTTTGATCCGAATTCAAAGAAGTCCGGATATATTATTAAGAGGTAAATTTTTTATGCGTCCAATTAATGATCCAGTTACTGTAGAAGAACTAAGAAAATACAAAGAAGAAGTTCGTGACGCTATTAAATTTCTTACAAAAGCAATGATTCTTTTAGCTGAAAAGGTTGAATATTTAGAGTCCATTACGGGAGCAGATAGATAATGCTAGTACCTATTCCAATCGAAGTACACCCAAAGGTTAGACCTTATTCTGATCTTAAAGATATCTTTACTCCAGAAGAATACCAACAAGAAATAAAAGAATCTTTTACTTCAAATCCTATAGATGGTTATACTGGCTATTATTGGGATAATATGTCTTATCAGAATCGTGACGATTTAGAATATTTTGGTTTTTTGAATTTTTCTATAAAAGACCCTGAAAAACGGAATTCTCATTTTAATTTCTTTGGTAAATTAGGACGCGGTTACGGCTCCGTAGATTCTATCGAACAATTTGATAAAAAGTTTCGAAATATTTTAGAAAAATCAGATCGTAAACTTATTGTTACATTCAGAGAAATAGATAAAAAAGAAGATGGTTACTATCGTTTCCATAAAAACGGTCCTTATCTTGGCGATTGTATTCGTGAAGAATGGGAATATCTTAAAGACGAACCAAATCTAGGTAATATATTCCAATTTAATATTTATATAGTAAAATGAGTAGAACAAATAAAAACTCCTCAAATAGAGACGAATACTGGTCGCCTAGACCAAATAAATATTTCTCTAAGCCGGGAAAGAAAACTAAAAAATACACACATAAAATAGAACGAAGAAAAGGTAAAATTAATGATAAATCCAATTACGATTAATAATAAATCCACCGATCATGATTTTATCAGATACGGATATTTTGACGCTATTTTAGGATTAGGTCAGGCCACGGTTGAAAAACTTCGTTTTAATCCTACAAATAGACAGCGTAAAGCTTATACATTAGGATATCTTCAAGCGGATACTATGATTACCGGTTTAGTATCGAAAATAGGACTAGAGTTAGTTAACAATGAAGACTAATATCGAAAAAGCTGTTTGGTATTATACCTATTGGATTATAGATTCATATTTAGCTGATATAACTATTGAAGTTATTTCTATTGAAAATGAATTAAAAGTGGGAGATAAGATAACTCTCTCTAGAGGCGAACGCTTTATTCGTAAAATTATTTACGATGACGATAATCATCCGCCGATTGTAGTTACTAAATTTAAGGATACTAAAAATGGGTTATAATAGTCTTGTTTTAATTCAAAATGATTATGTCCACCAGCTTTCCCATTCTGCGGAAGATTTTGTGGATAGACTTCAAGTGAAATTAAGCGGCGGTTTTAATTACGAGTCCCAAAATCAAGTATGCCAAGGTGTTTATGTAGTCCATTGCGATCATATGGATATGCATAAAGCATACATTGTTGGGTCAAATGATTGTGTAGGTATTCCGGGCGGTCTGATGCATGTAGGAAGAACTAGTAAAACTGATGAAGAGTTAAATATTGAAATGCTAAAATCAATGGCAGACGCGATAGGATATCGAATTGTAAAAAAGAGCAAGTAATTACTATGTCAATTCTAATTGATTATCATAAGAACGGCGTTTATACTGCTTTTGACGATAGATCAAAAAAATATGAAGTTGTTTCAAGTAATTTATATGAAATACCTAAAATTTTACGCCAAAAAGGATATAATAGCATAGAGTATTCTCCGTTAGTAATTGAATTACTCTTTGGTGAATGGCAATTTATAAAAGGAAAAAGAGTTTTAATAGATCAGGAGTTAAACCATGTTTGAAAAAGATCGTGATTATAACGCAGACTATGATGATAGTATTCCAGATCCGCTTGAAGAAGAAAATCCCATAGAAGATGATGATTACGATGATGATCTAGACGAAGATTATGATGATTACTTAGAAGATTACGAAGATGACGATTATGATGATGAAGATGACGACGAAGAACTAGAAACAAAATAAATAATATGCACTTATTTTTATCGTTTTTATTTGCGTTTTTTGCTTTTATTTGTCACGTTTTTTGTAAAAAAACAGAAAATGATAATGACTATTTAACTGCGGTTCCATATGTATTTTGTTGGTGGTTTAGATTTGGCTTTGCGGTTCTGTCGATTATAGCTTTAGGAGTAGTTCTTTTTGGAACGTAATAAAATCACAAAACCTTGTTTTGCATTAGCTATGAAAATCTTTGAACTAAGATTTATCGAAGCATTTAATAAACACGGTTTTGATACTCATGTTTCTTTTCATGAGACTCTAGGTGATCTTACAGAAGAATATCATGAATTCGTGGAAGCTGTTAAAGGTAAAAGCGAAAGAGATAAGATTTATGAGTTAGCCGATGTTGCTATTGCTGCCATTTGGGGCATAGCAAGTGCTTATCAAAATATAGAAGATCAAGAATAACGTTTTAACAAAATTTGCGGGAGGCTAGGCCGGGTGGTCTGGTGAGTCTCATAAACTTGCAACTTGGGTTCGAGTCCCAATCCCGCTATTATGGATATTAATGTAAAAATAGAACCAAGTGAAGGTGTAAAAAAATATTCTTTTGAAGATATTCTTAAAGAACCCGGTATTTACCAACAAATAGTTTTTGCAGGATCTGCTGGAATTTTTATTAATGCTGGCAACTGCATATATTATACTGATAGCTGTAAAAACAAATTTTACTCTATTGATGGCAGAAGCTATATGAAAGAGATTTGGGATAAACCGGATATATTTTTTGAGAAATTAAATTCAAAAACACTCACGGTCACTTTTAAATTCGATTAAAAAACCAATCGACGGCGATATAATATATTATCAAGGAGATATTACATGGCTCACGGAATTGAATACTTTGATAAAGTGGTATCGCGTCACGGGACAGAATGGCACGGTAAAGCTATCCATGTTAACGAAGATATGGATGTGCATCGTGCCGCTAAGGAAATTAGGCTTGATCAGTGGTCTATTCTAGAAGAACCTATTGAATATAAAGGTAAGAAAGTTGATGGACATAAACTTCTAGTCTGCTCAGATAATAATCATGTTATTTCTGTTGTAGGTGCAAAGTATCGCCCCGTTCAGCCTAAAGAAATTATTGATTTCATTAGTGATTTGACTGTGGATAAAAATGTCGCTAAGGTTACTTCGGCTGGTACTTTTTGGAATCGTGAGGACGTTGTTTTTAGCGTCGAAATTCCCCGTGAATATAGGGTTAATAATGACGAAATGCGTCCTTATCTTTTGGTTTCAAACAATAATGCTGCGAAGCGTAAGTTTGTTGTAGGTTTTACCGCTACTCGTGTAATCTGTAATAATACTCACAAGATTGCTCTGAGAGAACTGAAGGGTAGCAGGTATTATTCTATGAAGCATACTGAGGGTCTTGGTAGTCGAATTCAGGACGTTCGATTGGCTTTGGAACTTGGTATTAAGGCTTTTGATAACATGGATGAAGAAATGCATAAGATGATTTCCGTCGTCGATCCTACGGTAATCAAATCTTATTATGATGAAGTGGTTCCCCTGCCAAATAAGCCAGCTAATGCTAGCGGAACTAGTTTAAAGAGATGGGAAACCAAAGTGGAAAAGGCTCGTGAATCACGAGTTAAAATGAATCAACGAATGATGTACGAAAGCGATACTCTAAAGCAGAAGCCTAATCTTTGGCTTGCGTATAACAGTGTAAATTGGTACAACGAGAATCATTCTCGTATTAATCAAGAAGATGATTACAGTCTCAATCGTCCGTTTAGTATTGCTCTTGGTCGTATTGGCGAACTTAATATCGATGCTTATGATGCTGCGTATGACATGATGTTAGCTAACGCTTAAACCGATAGTCTAGATAGAAATATCTAGACTATTTTTATGCAATATCCAACTCTAGATGAAGTAAACAATGCTTCTCATGAACAAATTTGTAGATTGTATAGATTTTTACCAACCCCAGCGTTTTATTCGCAAGAATCTTTCGATATACTAACTAGAGTTTGCGAAAGGCTTAAAGAATTTGGTGGTTTTACTCCCGAAATTTCTAAGAAAATTGGATTTCAATTATGAATTGATAATTGCCTTAAAAAATTACAATCTTAGATATAATATTTATGAGCCGCAGTCTATACTATTTTGAAACTCTCGTTAAAACTAAATCATCTGCTGATTGGCTAGCGTGGGGACTTTTCCCTAATGCTAAAGAAATCACAGAATCTTTAGGCTGTTTTGAGGCCGTTGCTCAAAATATTGATGAAGATTTTAATAATGACAAAGTTAATTTGGTAGTCATTGGCGACGGTAGCACCCCTAGAACCGCCGCTGTATTTGCTACTAGAACAAAGTGGAATTGTTATAGTGTTGATCCTGAAATGAGGGATCGACCTTGGGATTCTATGATCGGTCGTCTTAAAACGTTTAAATCAAAGATACAGGATGTTCCTCTAGATTTAAACGGTCCTACTATCTTAGTGTTTCCTCATAGCCATGTTAAAATTAATGACGCTATTAAAAATTTGAAAGTTAATGGTCCATTGCATATAATGGCTATGCCGTGTTGTCTGCCTTTATATCTAAAAGGCTTTCCACACCATATCGAATATAACGATAATATGATTTGGTCCGAGAAGAATCTTATTAAAATTTGGAAGAATCTCAGCTTACAAGAAATAAAGGAAAAGAAACATGAAATTAACCCAAAAAGCAAGAAAGTTTCTAAGGCAGTGGATTAAAGATTTAGAGAGTGGCAATTTTAGACAGGCAAGATGTAAACTTAAAGATCAAAGAAATAAAGGTTATAATTATTGTTGTATTGGTGTAGCTGAAGTTTCGGCTAAAAAATGTGATCTAGTTAATGATGTTACTCATAATGTGAGCGGTGATTTACTTTCAGTACTTGCTGAAGAACCAGACGGTTATGATATCGTAAAGCATTTTTTGAATACTAAAAATCCAGAAATATCTATCAATAATATTGATACAAATTGTATTTCAGCTAATGATAGATATCTTTGCAATTTCAAGCAAATAGCACAAGGTTTGCGGGATAAATACAATGTTCGAGGTTAAAAACTATCGTCTGCGGCTAGTAGAACCATTAGTTAATTCAGACTTTCTTGATATAGCGTGGGTTAATGATTGGCCCTGCGTCGTAAAACGATCGCAGTATAAAACTGGTGATCTTGTTACTTATATTCCCTCCGATTCTATAGTTCCGGATGAATTGCTGGAACAAATTGGTCTTAAAGGGAAATTAAGTGGTAGCCGTAAAAACCGGGTAAAAGCTGTTAGACTAAGAGGCCAGTTTAGCTGCGGTTTGATTGTAGATGTTCCTAACGGAACAGAAGAAGGCCAAGACGTAGCCGAGATTTTAGGTATTACAAAATACGAAGAACCTATTCCTGCTCAGCTTAGAGGAGTAGCAAGAAAACATCCTCCGTATTGGTTACATTATGATATCGAAAATATTAGAATGTATAATAGCTGGTTTGAAGAAGGTGAAAGCGTTGTTATAACTGAAAAAGTTCACGGATGTAATTGCTCGTTCTCTATTCATCTTTCAGATGAAAATGAAATCGTTTTTAGTGTATCATCTAGAAATATAACCTTAGAAGAATCTGATTCGAATACATATTGGTCTGTTGCTAGAAAATATAACATTAAAGATTTCATGATGAAATCGTTTTCGCACCTTTTAAATAAAGGAGACGCGATATATTTGTATTGCGAAATTCTTAATACTCAGGATTTAAAGTATGGAATTCCAAATGGCGAGTTTGAAATCAGGTTCTTTGATCTCCGATTTAATTATAATTGGAGGTCTTTCTATGATCTTGCTTCATTTCTTGGAAATGATTATAAAACGGTTCCTGTTCTCTACGAAGGGCCGTTCTCAAAAGAAAAAGTATTAGAATATACTAATGGCACTGAATTGATTAGCGGGCAACAACTTCATATCCGAGAAGGCTGTGTGGTTCGTCCGGTATTAGAAAGATATTGTGGACGCAATAGAGTCATAGCTAAATCAATTAGCGAGGACTATCTAACCAGACAAAATGGTACGGAGATGCATTAATGGGATTTCTCGTAGATATAGATGATGATCTAGGAATAGAGCTTCGTAGAACATCTGTTATAATAAGTGATCTTTTTGATGAGTTAGAGGATAATCGCACTGCTAATATTTTTGCTTTTAGTAAATATAAAGTCGAAAATATAAATTCTCAAACAGTAGAAATAGGGGCATCAACTCTACTAAAATTAGTAGAGTATTTTTCTCTTGATATAAACTTGCAAGATTTAAAAAAGCGTGCAGAAAGAGATAGAATTGAAACAAAAAATAACTCTAAAACAAATTAAATCTAATTTAGGATGGATTAAAAGAAAAGCGGAATTACACGAAATTAGATTTAAAGAAGAAGTAGAAAATTTAAACAATATTGTGAAAAATTCAGGTGCTAAGCCTATTAATTTAGATATGAATATTCGCCATATTTGTGCGTTATATAATAATTATCATGCATTACTAGCGTCTGCTGCTATAATAGAAGGGAAAATGCTTTAATGTATATTAACGAATCAAAATTAAAAAAGATTGGGGAAGTAGGAGTTGATGCAGGTTGTGTTTGGATTGGCGATCCTTGTTATGTTCTTCATAAAGACGAACCTTATCCAGCAATAGGTAAAAACTGGTCTGATTTTTGTGAAATTCTTGACAAGGATAATTTTTATAATAAAGGTTATTTATCTTTTGGTAATTTAGGTGCGTGTATCAGCACTGCATATGGAGATGGATCATACCCGATTTATATTCAATTTAATAGGGATGGTAGACCTAGCAAAATTGTAATTGATTTTGAACCAACAGACGAAGATGAGGAAATCTATGACAGCAGATAAAAAATTAATAAGCGATTTATCGTCTATAGTAAGTAACGTAAACAGAGTCCAAGATCATATAGATGATTTAATGAAGCAAAATACAGCACTTAGATTTCCTAAGTCTATAATTAAATTAGAACTGTATGAGGACGTAAAATATCCAGAACGTCGCTACGATAGTTATAATAGAACATATTATGATGATTTTACAACAGTAGAATTATGCGATAATATGATAACAAAACTTGGCGAAAATCACGCCATTATGTTAGAAAGAAAAGACAAAAACGCGGCGGCTATTAAAAATAATCTAGAAGTTCTAGATAATGCTGTTAAATTTATGACATCATTAGGTTTAACTACAACTTATGGCGAATATAAAGGTTCCGGTAATCGTAGAAAATATGTCAGTTTAACATCTCCTTGGTATTCCTCTATACTTCAACAAATTCCAACTGTTGATGGTTGGTATAGCTATGAATCAGCATATAAAATTAGAATGAAAGATATGCAAGATAAAAAAGAAAATATTATAAAGCAACAAAAAGAAAAAGAAGAAAAAGAAAAACGCGAAAAAGACACAAAAGAAAAAGAATTTGAATTAGCTAAATTAAAAGTAAAATATAATTTAGATGCGGAGGCGAATGCTGATGATTTGTTAGATTCTATTTTATCTAAAAATAAATATCTATGTCTAGCTCATTATTTAGAGCTTAATAGAGAAGATTGGAATGACGGCTATGATTATGCTCAAATGGGTATAGATAATTTTACAATTGATTCTGATTTAGATCAAAAAATATACAATAATATAACCTCTTATTTTGATGATTTTAGCGATGGTCGCGTTTTTAGAGATTGTGAATATAACTATAGTTTCTTGTATGGAATAGTAAAAGAACAAAATCAAGAATTGTATAATGATTATAAAACAGCTTTTGAACTTTTAAATTTTTTCAATCCGAGGTATTAAATGGCAGGAAAAGGTGATACATATAGACCTGTAAACAAAAAAGTCTATAACGAAAACTACGATCATATATTTCGTAAAACTACTCTTTTAGTTACCGAAGCTAATGTGGATGCTATTTTAAAATTTTTGAAAATTAATTTTAATTATACCACAATAGTTCGTTATAACGATAAGGATCAAATAGAAGCGGGGATAGAAAGACCAGATAAATCATTAGTTGTAGGATACGGTATATCAACTAAAGAAAAAACGGGCACAAAAATTTTAATTGAATCATGTCAAAACGCCGTAAATGAATTAGGATTAAAAGATGAGGAATCTTGAACTTGCTGTTTTGATATTCGAAAAATATAAAATAAATCAATACCTGTCAAGATGGAACGGGATAGATTTAGTAATGAAAGACAGTAAATATTATTTTGGTTTTGATAAACAATTTCTATTACCTATTCCTTATGAAACCGCCGAAGCCTATAGCACCGGTATGCTAACCGGCGAATTAATAGGAAGAGGATATCATTCATTTGAATGGGATTATGATTTCAATAGAGAGCTATTATTTTTAGATTTATACTCAAAAAAAAATAGTC